TCTACACTCTTTCCCTACACGACGCTCTTCCGATCTCATATTTTACACGCAAACCCAATTTTTAAACTTTTCAAGATTATTTGACTTGAATTTTTGAAAATCACTATATATTTTCGTTAATTATGTTATTTTAATAGTAAATAGTATTCAAATAGTAAATAAAGGGGTGTTATTTGTGACAAAGGAAGAATTAAAAGAGATATTTAAAGGCATAGACGAAACAAAACAAAAAGTATTAGAAACTATGTATGATGATTTTCTTTTTGAGATTGAACAATTGGAGCAATTAAAACCCCAATTACAAAAAATAGGTGTACCAAAGAATAAAGGACAAGCTGAACAAAAGAAATATCTTCAAAAAGAGTATAGCGATCTATCACAAAGGCATGATAGCAAAATTAAAATCATGCTTTCTCAATTAAATAAGGAAGATACGAGCGAAGCTGATTTATTGATGGAGAAATTAAGTAAAATATGATTGGTTACAAGAAAACTAAAGATACTTGGTTAGAAACCTATTGGGATTGTATTCAAAAAGGATATATCTATTTGAATGATGAAAAAGTACCTTTCATTGTTGGTGATGAAATGAGATTGGAAGTTAGTAAGCTAATCAATGATTTACAAGATGAAAGGTATTATTATGTTACAAAAGAAAGTGATAGAAGAATTAAGTTTAAAGAAACTCTATGCTTACAAAGTAAAAAGCCTTACTTTATGAAACCATTAGAATTAATGCTACACCAAAAAGCATTTTGGGAAGTTGTCTATGGTTTCAAAATGAAAGATACAGGATTAAGAAGATTTACGGAAGTGTTAGAGGTAATTGGACGAAAAAACGGAAAATCTACCGACATGGCAAGTGATGGAATGTTTGACTTGTTTCTTGGTGAGGGTGGAGAAGATATAGTATGTTGTTCAAATGACGATAAACAAGCCAATTTGATATGGAAAGAAATTGGGGGTATGCGTTCTAGGTTAGATACTAAAAACGTTCTTACAAGGCAAAATTTAGTTGAAATAAGAAACGATACAAAGAACGTTACCATTTTTAAATTAAGTGCAAAGACTCAAAACAAGGACGGAAGAAACATAGACAAGACTTATTATGATGAAATGCACGATAGTAGAGATGATGAAATCTATATGGCTTGTTGGGAGTCAATGTCCGTTAAAGATGAACCATTATTAATAACCTGTACAACCGAGGGATTTTTAAATGATATGCTCATGGACGAGAAAATGAAATATGCTAGAGGTGTCTTATATGATGAAATAGATGATATTCATTTCTTGCCTTGGTTATTTACACAAGATAGCGAAGTTGAGATATTTAAAGATAGGTGGACTTGGTGTAAAGCTAATCCTAGTTTGATTTATGGAGTTAAGAAATGGTCTTTCATTGAAAAGAACATGACAAAAGCAAAACATAGTAAATCATCAAGAGTACATATGCTTTGTAAAGATTTCAATATCAAACAAAATAGTGCCGAAGCATGGTTATTTGATAGTGATTATAAATATGAACAAACACATTTAACATTAGATGACTTTAGAAATGGTTATGCCTTTGCTGGTGTCGATTTATCACAAACAACTGACTTAACTTGTGCAACTATTATGTTAATGAGACCTAATGACGATAACAAATATTTCTTTACTAAATACTTTATACCCGAAACCAAACTTGATAGCGATAAAGAGGGTGGAGCAAAATATAGAGAATGGGTAAATCAAGGAATTTGTGAAGTACATGAGGGAGGACAAGTTATATTATCTAAAGTAGCTGAATGGTACAAAGATTTATATGATCAATACAAAATTATAGTTTTTAAATTAGGATATGACCAAAGGTTTGCAACGGACTTTTTAAATACAATGCAATCATATGGTTATGGAAATAAGAAAAATGAAACTTGTGAAATGATTAATCAAAGTAAATTTGTCATGAGTACACCAATGAAGCACGTAGAAGCTGATTTAAAAGGTCAATTAATACATGGTTTAAATGATATGGATAATTGGTGTTTAGGCAATACAGCTTTAGAAATTGATGGTAGAGAGTTAATAATGCCTATCAAGATGAAAACCGACAAGCGAATTGATGGAGCGGTAGCAATTGTTATTACTTATGCAATATTTGAAAGATATAAGAGTGAATACTTAAAATTAATAGGAGGTGCATAAAATGGGTTGGTTGCAAAAATTACAAAACAAAGCTATAAATAAAGTTTTCTATTGGGCAAATAGTGTTAATGGAACACCTAGCTTTAGCCAATTTGGAAATAACATCATGAATGATGAAACAGTATTTACAATTACAAATAGAATTTTAGATGAATATTCTAAAATGAACCCTAGACATATTAGGATTGTAAAAGGAAAACAAGTTGATGTTACTAATAATAACCTCAATGAGATTTTAAAAAATCCTAATAATCTAATGACACAAAGTGATTTTTTAAGAAAGTGTGCATGGTTACGAGAAACATATAAAAATTGCTTTATCTATCCAACGTATGATTTATATTACAATCCTACAAACGGAAGAACTAAAAAAGTATATAAAGCGTTATATCCATTGCAACCAGCACAAGTTGATTTCTATGAAGATGATCTAGGAATTATCTATGTTGATTTTACTTTTATGAATGGAGAACATTCAGGAAAGATAAGATATGATGAAGTCATTCATTGGAGAAAAGAATTTGGTGAAAATGAATATATGGGTGGAGATATTAACGGAACAGCCAATAACACAGCCTTATTAAAACACCTACAAGAGAATGATAAATTGTTACAAGCAACATTTAAATCTATTGAGGGAAGTTTAAGAATAAATGGTATCTTAAAATTAAATGGTTACATCAATAAAGAAAATGGCGAAAAAGAAAGAAAAGAATTTGAGAAAAAGCTAGAAACTAATCAAAGTGGAATTTTAAGTTTAGATAATGGAGGGGAATATACACCTATTCCATACTATGGTAAAAACGTATCTAAAGACATTTTAAAATTCTTTGATGATAAAATTCGTAGACATTATGGAGTTAGTGAAGCTATTTTAGATGGTGACTATACAGCCGAACAAAAAGAAGCATTTTATGAAACTGTACTAGAAAGTGGTGCTATTTCTTTAGGACAAGCATTTGAAAGAGTATTATTAACACCATTTGAACGATCAAACGGAAACACTATTATTTGTTATACAAGTGAAATTCAAATGATGAGCGCTCAAAACAAAATTAAAATAGCTGAATTGTTATTACCTGTTGGTGGTGTTAATACAAATACTATTTTAAGTTGGTTTGGTGAACCTCCTGTTGAGGGTGGAGATGAATATTATATGTCATTGAACTGGGTTAAAAAGTCTATTGCTGATGAATACCAACTATCAAAGTACAATAATAACGCTTCATATAGTCAACAAAATAATGAAAATATTGTTAAAAATGAAAACAATACATGATATAATACTAGAGAGGATATAAAGCATGATAAAAGAAAATTACTATTGTTGCCCAAAATGTGGCATGAAACTTTTTAAACTAAAAGATAACTACCAAGTGAAAAACATTGAAGTTTATTGTAGAAAATGCAAAAAGAAAATAGATGTGAACCTTTAAGGTCGTAATTAATTAATGTTATGACCTTATTTTTATTTAGGAGGTGTGTTAAATGGATAAATCTAAAAAAGATTTTAAAGATAAAAAAGAATTGCGATTAATGGAATTAAGAGCGGTTGAAAATGAAGAAAATAAAATGATCGTAGAGGGTTATGCGGTACGTTTTAATGAAACAACTTTAATTGGTGATAAAGATTGGGGTTGGTATGAAGTTATCGAACCACAAGCTTTAAATAAAGCCAATATGAAAGATGTTCCTTTGAAATATCAACATGGAGATACTAAAGGAGTATTAGCAAGAACAAGAAATAAAAGCTTAACTCTTACTATTGATAATCAAGGCTTAAAGATTAGAGCCGAATTGATTGATACGCAAGATAACATTGATATTTATAAATCTATTAAAGCTGGATTGTTATATCAAATGTCATTTGCTTTTGATGTAGTAGAAGAAGAAATTGATAGAAGTACAAACCCTGTAACTAGAAGAATTAAAGAAATTGGTACTTTATATGATGTTAGCGTTGTGGATTTTGGAGCATATCCTACAACTAGCATATACGCAAGAAGCAAAGAAATTGTTGGAGAACAATTAAGAGCTTTGCAAACATCTTTGGATAAAGATGAAAAAGAAACATTGGATAATGTTGAAGAAAGAAAAAAATTAGAATTAGAAAAATTAAAAGCAAAAATTAGAGGAGGACTATTTTAATGAAAGATTTTTTAAAGAAACTTATTCAAAGAAAAAAAGATGAACAAGATAAGTTAAATAAACGTATGGAAGAAAGCGAAGATATTAAAGAAGTTCGTTCTATTGGTGAAACATTAAAAACAATTGCTCAAGAAATTGCCGAAGCGGAAGCACAATTACAAGCAATTGAAAATGAACCAAAAAACGAACCACAAGAAGAAAAAAAAGATGATGAAGCTAGAGCTGATGATAATTTAGACCCTAACGAAGAAGAACCAACAAATGAAAATGTTGAACGTTCAAAAGACTATGTAAAAGTTGGTGGAACTGACATTAGACATATGGCAACTACAAATTTAAGAGGAGGTAACCAAATGGATAAAGAAGAACGTGAAGCACAAAACAAAGAAAGAGAAGAACGTGCAAAAGCCTTAAAAGAGGGTAGAGCGGTAACTGTTGCAAGTGATAACATTCTATTACCAAAACACCAATCAAACGATTTAGCAACAGTACCATTTAGACAAGTTTCTACTTTCTATGATTTAACTAAAGTAAGAAACTTACAAGGTGGTGAATCATACGAAGCACCATTTACTAAATCATATGGTACAGGTGGTTTAACTGAAGAGGGTAGCGCATATACGGAAGCTGAACCTGAATTTGAAACAGCTAAAATTAACAAAGTTAAAGTTACAGCTTATGCCGAATTTAGCGAAGAATTAGAAAGATTACCTAATGCCAATTATGAAGCTGAAATTAGAAAAGGTGTTGAAATTGCACTTAAAAAGAAAATGGCACAACAACAAATTGGCGGTACAGGAGAAAGCAATACATTTATTGGTATCACATCAACAAACGCTGACAATACAGCAGTATTAGCAAGTGATGATATGGAACTTTCAAAAATTGATCAAGATACATTAAATAAAATCATCTTTGCTTATGGTGGAGATGAAGAAGTAGAACAAAAAGGAGTATTAGTATTAAATAAAGCTGACTTATTAGCGTTCTCATTAGTTAAAAACGATATTGGAGATCATGCTTATAAAATTGATTTAGCTAACCAAACAATTAATACAGTACCTTATATTATCAACTCAAATTTAACACCATTAGATACAGCATCAAAAGGACAATACAGCATGATTTATGGTATTCCACAATACTATGAAACAGCTATTTTCTCACCTGTTGAAATCAAAAAATCTTATGATTACAAATTCAAAGATGGTATGATTGCTTATCGTGCAAGTGTATTTGCTGGTGGTAACACAACAGCTTATAGAGGGTTCATGAGAGTTAAAAAAGGTGACCCTACACTCTAATGAAAGGAGATAGTGCCAATGGAAGAACAAGAATTATTAGACAAATGTAAAAAAGGTTTAGGGATAACAGGAACATATCAAGATGATACTTTGAAAATCTATATTGACGAAGTAAAAGAGTATATGTTAGGTGCTGGAGTTCCTGAACAAATTGTCAATAGTAAAAAAGCTGTTGGTACTATCATTCGTGGAGTTAGTGATTTATGGGATTATGGAAGCGGTAAAACTTCCTTATCCCCATATTTCTATGAAAGAGTAAACCAATTAAGAGTAGGTGTTGACAATGTATAGACCTAATGAAATAGACGATATGAAAATACCTATCAAGGTTTACAAAAGAAAAAAAGTATATGTATTAGGAAAACCAAAATTTGAGAATGTAGAAATAAATGACCCTATAGTCATGTGTAATTTTAAATCATATGGTGGAACTGAAAGAGAAGATAACGGAATGATCGTTATTAGAGATACAGCAACTGTTACAACATGGTTTAGACCTGATATTACTAGTGATTGTGTTATTGAACATTTGCAAACAGGTAAAATGTACGAGGTACAAAATGAGCCTGAAAACTTTGGAATGAGAAATCAATATATGCAATTTAGAGTTGAAAGGATAAACCCAAATGTCTAAATCCGTATGTGACATAAAATTTTATGGCTTTGATGAATTAGCAAAAAGTCTTGATGTAGCCGACAATGTTTTAAAAAGAGCAATAGAGGATTGCATGAAGAAAAGCGCTGAATTACCAAAGAGAGATATGTTAGATTTTATGTCTAAACATAAATTAACAGGAGTAACGGAAAGAAGTTTCAAAGATTTAGATATTACATGGAAAGGGAATGTATGTACAGGTGCAATAGGTTTTGATATACCAAGTGGAGGTTTACCAGCGGTATTTTTAGATAAAGGCACACCAAAAATAAGACCTAAATATTTTATCTATTATGCTGTTACTAATAACGCTAGGGAAATTGAAAAAATGCAAAGAGAAACATTAAAAAAGATATTGGGAGGTTAGATGATATGAATGAAGAACTAGTTAATTTGTTGAGTACGTTTGGTTATCCTGTTATTCAACAAGGAAGCATGGGAGAAGATGAAGCTTACCCTGATAGCTTGTTTACATTCTATAACATTGATACACCTGATGATGGTTTCTATGACAATAACCCTACACGTTCCATTTGGACATATTACATATATTTTTATAGCAATGACCCTTTATTAGTTAATACTAAATTGAGGGAAGCAACTGATTTATTAAGAAAAAATAAATGGATTGTAAATCAAAGAAATGGCTATGACATTGAAAGTGATGTTGATACACATAGCGGTAGATATACAACTGTTTATTATATAAAGGAGGATTAAGCAAATGGTTAAAAAAGGATATACTGAATTTCAAGGGGTAGATAAAGTATGGATTGCGGAAGTTACTGAAGATAGTGATGCTAATTACACTTGCGGAACACCTGAACATTTAATTCCAGCAGGTGAATTAAGCACAACTTCAAATACTGATAAAGCAACAAAATATTATGACAATATTCCTTTCTTGGTTGTAGCTAGTGAGGGTTCAACTGATTTGACATTAACTTGTCCTGTTTTACCTCTAGAAATGCAATCAAAAATTACAGGGAAATATTATGATGAAGCAACAGGAGCATTAATGGATAGTGGTCAACCTATTGTTAAATATTTTGCTTTAATGTATAGAGAAAGATTTTTAGATGGTACTTATAGATATGTTGTTAGACATAAAACTTCAATCTCATTAAATGATCAATCAAATAAATCATTAGATGAATCAACTGACTCAAACGGTATGGAGTTAGCTATTTCATCAATCACAACACAACACGTATTTACAAAAACAGGTACAGTAAGTAAAGCAATGATTGTTGATGAAAGAGATGGAAAAGCTGATGTATCTAAATGGTATACAGCAGTTGAAACACCTGATACTTTAAAACCTAAAAGCCCATCAATGTAATTATTCAAATAGTAAATTAAGAGGATAGCTGGAATATAAATTCCTCTATCTTCTTTTTATATAAAAGGAGAGAAAAGAAATGAAATTAGTATTAAATATCTATTCAAGAGAAAGAGACGAAAACGGAAATAGAATTATCTCAAAAACATACAAAGCAAATGATTATGAATTGTTGTATGGAGTGGTTGAAGATGTATTAAATTTATTTGACCCTAACGTGTTAAAAGATGAAGAAAAATTACTTGATATTATCCAAAGTGCAAGAAATGAAGTTAATGATCTTTTAAAAGATATTTTCTTTGGAATTACTGATGAAGAATTAAGATATACAACATTAAATGAAATCGTTGAAGTAGTAGTAAATGTCTTAAAATATTCAATCGTTGGAATTATTGGTAAGGCAAAAAACGTAGTGAGGGGTTAGAAGATACAACCCCAACCTATCAAAAATTATTTGAAATGACTTTAGTATTATGCGAAAAGTTTCCATCTTTAAACCCTATATCTATAAGGCAAACAAGAGCAAAGGAAATGTTTAAATTGATACAAAGGTTAAACGATAGTACAAAACCAAAAGCCAAACCAAGAAAAAGGGTTACGGCTGATAATTCATATTGGTAAAAGTGAGGTGATAGTATGCCAAAGAATGAAAATAAAGTAGGTGCTTTGTTTGAATTTAATATTGATGAATTAAAGCAAGGTTTAAAAGAAGCAAAGCAAAGTATCTCACTTACTACAAGTGAATTTCAAAAATCTACAGCAGGTTTAAGTAATTGGGCGAAAACTAGTGATGGATTAGGTAAAAAGATAAATGAATTATCTTCAAACATGGCACATCAAGAATATGTTATTGCCAATCTAAAAGAACAATATAGACGAGTAGCCGAAGAGCAAGGGGAAAACAGCGAAGAAGCTACAAAGCTATTAATTCAAATCAATAAAGCCGAAGCTACTTACAATAAAATGGGCAGTCAATTACAAGATTATCAAAGCAAATTATCACGAGTGCAAGCCAGTGAAAAGGGTGTAAGTGATGAATTAGCAAAAACAAGTAATGTAGCTGACAAGGCAACAAAAGAATTTCAAGAAGCTACTAAAGGTATGATTGATTGGAAAAGCAATAGCGAGGGTTTAAGCGCAAAACTTAAACAATTAAATACAATCATTCCTGAACAATCTAACCTTGTAAAAAATCTAGAAAAAAGATATGAGGATTTAGTAAACTCACAAGATTATACCGAAGAAGAAGCCAAAGCATTACAAAGCGAATGGCAAAAACAAAAAGGGGTATTAAACAGTTTAGAAAATGATGTTAATAAATACTCAAAAGAGCTTGATAAACTAGAGGGAAATACAAAAGAAGTAGATAACGCTACAAGTGATTTAAATGATGGTTTTACAGTCGCTAAAGGTGTTATGGCTAATCTAGTAGCCGAGGGAATTAAACAAGTTATAAGTGGATTTAAAGACCTTATAGTTGATGTTGCGAAGTTTTCGGTTGAATATGATAAAGCTATGAATAGCTTTCAAGCAAAAACAGGTGTTTCCGCCAAAGCTATGGAGCAATTCAAAGGCGAAATAGAGGACTTGTATAAAAATAATTATGGTGAGTCTATTGAAGATGTTGGAGACGCAATGGCTGTTGTTGCTCAACAATCAAAAGAAGTAGACCCATCTAAAATTAAAGATTTAGCAAAGAACGCTATATTATTAAGAGATACATTTGATTTTGATGTCAATGAAAGTATTAGAAGTGCTAATATGCTCATGGAACAATTCGGTATTTCAGGAGATGAAGCATATACATTAATAGCACAAGGCGCTCAAAAGGGATTAGATAAAAACGGAGATTTGTTAGATACAGTAAATGAGTATGCAGTTCACTATAAACAATTAGGCTATACGAGTGAAGAGTTCTTTAATTCATTAATCAATGGTTCAGCAAGTGGAACATTCAGCGTTGACAAATTAGGGGATGCTATGAAAGAGTTTGGTATTCGTGCAAAAGATACAGCAAACTCAACAACCGAGGGATTTGAATTAATTGGTTTAGACGCTGATAAAATGCGTGATAAATTCTCAAAAGGTGGACAAACAGCAAGAAAAGCAACCGAAGAAACATTAAAAGCATTATTCAATCTTGATGATCAAGTCAAACAAAACCAAGCAGGTGTAGACCTCTTTGGTACTATGTGGGAAGATTTGGGGATTGATGGAGTAAAAGCTTTAATGAATGTAAATGGTGAAGCTAGTACAACAGCCGATACTTTAAAAGAAATTGATGAAGTAAAATATGATGATTTAGGAAGTCAATTTACTCAAATAGGTAGAAGTATCAAGACTAATTTAGTTCAACCGATTTCACAAAACGCAACACCTGTATTAAAAGAATTTCTAAAAGAAGCAAGTAACAGTAGCGAGTTAAAAGAATTCGGTCAAGATTTAGTAGATGTTGCAAGTGGCGCTATTGAGTTAGGAGTTAAGGCTTTACCAACAGTAGCAAGTGTATTAAAGACATTAACACCTTTAATCGTTGCTGGTGGTAGTGCTTTGTTAGTGTATAACACATATACAAAAACAACCGCATTGCTTACAAAAGGAGCAACAATAGCAACAACAGCTTACAATACTGTTATGGGGTTGTTCAAAGTTGCTACAACAACAGCAACAACAGCTACAGTTGCTCAAACAGTTGCCCAAACAGGCTTAAATACAGCTATGAAGATGAACCCTGTAGGATTAGTTCTATCTTTAGTAACAGCTTTGGGGGTTGGATTATTCGCCTTATCTAAATCAACCGAAGATTATACAGGAGTTCAAAATAAAGAAATTGAAAAAACCAAAGAAAGCATTAAGGAAATAAAAGAAGAAATTAATGCAAGACAAGAGGTTATTGATAAGCAAAAAGAACAAATTAGTTCTAACATGGCTGAAATGGACAATGTAGCTAATTTAAATAATGAGTTGAAGTCATTAGTTGATGAAAACGGAAAGGTTAAAGAGGGATATGAAAATCGTGTTCAATTTATTCTCAATGAGTTATCAAATGCTACAGGTGTAGAAATTTCTTTAATTGATGGGCAAATTAAGAACTATCAAGACTTACAAAAAGAAATTGATAATATTGTATTGAAGAAAAAGGCTGAATTGATTTTAAGCGCACAAGAAGAAGCATATACACAAGCTATTGAAAATCGTACAAAGGCTATTGATAAACAACGTCAATTCCAACAAGAATTAACAAAAAGCGAAAATGAATTAAAGAAAGCTAAAGAAGAATATAACAAGGTTTTAGCTGACCCATACGCAACTCAATTAGATTTAAGTATGGCAAGGTCAAGAATGGAAACAGCCACAACTGAAAAAGCCACAAAAGAAAAGCAATACAACGATCAAAAGACTATTGTTGATGGCTACTATAAAGACATTGCTACTTATGAACAAAACGCTACATTGTTAGCAAGTGATAATGCTGATGATTGGAAAAAAGTAATTGATAGCGTATCACAAGGTTATAAAGACGGAAAAAATGATATTGAACTTACTTTAAGCGAACAAATTCAAAACCAACAATTAGCAGTTCAAGCAAATAAAAAGTTGTTAGATCAAGATGTTAAAAATGGAAAAGACGCAAATGATAGCAAGTATAAAGCACAAGTTGAAGCGGGTCAAAAACGATTAGAAGAATTAGCAAATGAATTAGTTACTCAAACATCAACAATCAATGAAAATTCACCTGATGTTATTAATGCTTGGAAATCTATGGCTACTAATAGTGAAGAAACATTTAATAGTATCATTAGTAACTTACCACCTGATTTACAATCTACTATTAAAAACATGGTATACACTGTTGATACTGACGGAGACGGAGTAAAAGACAGCTTTGATACAGTAGCAAGAGATAGTGTTAATAAAGTAGCAAATAAAAAAGGTGACTTTAGTAGTGCTATGAAAGGTAATGTCGATAGCGTTAAAAGTGCTGTTGATAATAATAAACTTTCGGTAACAGGAGCGGTTGAAACTTTAGCTAATAACTCGGTAAAAAAACTTGATAAAGAAGCCGAAGCGGAAACAGCAGGTAAAAACTTTGTTAGAGGTGCTAAAAAAGGTATTGATAACAAGCAAGAACAAGAAAGCTTGTTAAGTAAAGTTGCTGGATTAGGTTCTAGTATTGTTAAATGGTTCAATAATGCTATTGGTAACCATTCACCATCTCACATAGCTAGACAATCTTTGATCTACTTCTTAAAAGGTGGAGAATTAGGTTTAAAAGATGAACAAAACACATTGTTAAATGATGTTAAAAATCTAGGTAGCAAATTAGTTGGTACATTTAATGGAGAATTAGAAAACGCTATGAGTGAAATGAATACAAGTGTAAATGGAAGCATTAATACTTTAACTAATAGTGATGGTCAATATTTAGGAGGTAGACAAGCTACACAAGTAATTAATAATTTCTATCAAACTAATAACTCACCAAAAGCATTAAATAGATTAGAAATCTATAGACAAACTAGAAATTTACAAAAAATGTATAGCAAGTAAGGAGGGGTATAATGTTAAAGTGTATTATTGAAAACGCAAAAGGCGATAAATTGGAATTTAATGATGAAACAAAATACCAATTATATGAAGTTGATGGATTACACCCTCCTAATGCTTCTATATCTTCATCTAATAATGTTGGTGATGGCTCAATCATTACAAACGCTAGAGTACCATCAAGAAACATTGTTCTTTATATAGCTATAAATGGAAATGTTGAAGTCAATAGACTTAATCTATATCAATATGCACAGGTAGGAAAATATATGAAAATGTATTTTTCAAACAACAGCAAAAACGTATGGATTGAGGGAAGAGTTGAAACAATAGAAACAAGTATGTTTAGCAATAAACAGGTTTGTCAAATTTCAACTATTTGTCCTAAACCATTCTTTAAAGATTTACAAGAAACAATCAATAGCATTGATACAGTTGACAATAGATTTTATTTTCCTTTCTATACTGTTAAACCTATTCCATTTAGTGTATATGAAACTATTCAAATACTAAACTTAATCAATGATGGGAATATTAAATGTGGTATGGAAATTGACATATACGCAAGGGGTACAATCGTAAATCCTATTGTATATAATCGTGAAACACAAGAGTATATAGGTTTTGGATGTGAAGAAAGACCATTTACAATGCTTAATGGAGATAGAATTATTATTACAACTCAAACCAACAATAAAAAAGTTAAATTGATTAGAAACGCACAAGAAACTAACATTTTCAATTCATTAAAACCTAACAGTACATTTTTACAGCTAGATAGTGGAGATAATACTTTTACTTATTCGGCTGATGATGGAAATGAATTTATTGATATTAAATTTAAACATTATTCACAATATGAGGGTATTTAATTGTGCAAGTTGTATTAGCTAAAAGTAATTTTGAAAGAATAGGTTTAATTGAAAATGCTAGTGTTATATGGAATGATCGTTTTTATGAAAGTGGAGAGTATGAGTTATATATGCCTATTACACAAGAACATTTGGAATTATTATCTCAATCTCTATATGTAATAAGGGATGATAACAAAAATAACATTGGAGTTATACAAGATGTTACCTTAACACATGATAGTGATAATGGAGATAACATAAAAGTAACAGGTAAATTTGCAAGTGGTTATTATCTATCAAAAAGAGTTGTAAACAGTCAAACAATCATTTACAACACGATACCTAATATCATAAGAGGGCTTGTTGACCAAAACTTAATAAATCCAAGTGAAAAAAGTAGGAAAATTGATAAAATAGTATTAGGTACAAGACCTGATACATTCACAACTAATGTAAGTATGCAAGTTACAGGAGATAACGTATATGATAAGGTTGTTGAAATTTGTAAAGCGTATGAAATAGGCTTAAAAATGCCACTCAAAAACAATAAATTATATTTAGATTTATACCAAGGCACAAATAGATCATACGCTCAATATGATAATCCCTTTGTAGTATTTAGTGATGATTATGATAATCTTGATAACGTTGAATATACAAAAACAACAAGTGAGGTTATTAATTTTGCTTATGTTGCTGGTGAGGGAGAGGGAAGTGCAAGAAAGATTGTAACAGCCTTTAATGGTAATGAGCCAACAGGAGAAGAAAGAAATGAAATTTGGGTAGACCAAAGAAATATGAGTTCAAATGATGGTGAAATTACTAATGAAGAACTAACCGAACAAATGAGATTGCAAGGGTTAGAAGAACTTAAAACATTTACTGAAAATTTTAGTGGTGATTTGTTAGATACATTAGGCTATGAATATAATAAAGATTTCTTTTTAGGCGATATAGTAACTGTACAAATGAAAAGATGGCAAGGTTTATACGCTAATGTAAGAATTATTGAAGTAACTGAAAGTGAAGATGAAAACGGAAAGGTATTAAGTTTCACGTTTGAAATTTAGGAGGTGCAAAAAATGGCTATAGAATTAGCAAGTGGATTTTTTAATGCAATAATGCAAGATGGAGTACCTGATAGAACTTATAATTGTGATGATTTAAATGAGTTTCTAAAAGGCTTGGTAAGTGAAAATGGTATTTATGCGGAGGTTTCAAGTGCTTGTCAAGTAGTGGCAAGTAGTGGAATGAATGTTGTTGTAAAAACAGGTAAAGGGCAAATAGGCTTTAATTGGTTTGAAATTGAAAGTGATACAACATTAGAAATTGCAAATAGTGATGTTGTTTTAAATCGTATTGATAGGGTTGTTATTCAAAGAAGTTTAACTAATAGAAATACAGTTATATACGTTAAACAAGGTACGTTAGCTTCAAACCCTACACCACCAGCATTAACAAGAAATGAAAGTGTATATGAGATTGCTTTAGCTGATATTCTAGTGTCTAAAAATATTAGTGCAATCACAACAGCTTTAATTACTGACCAACGATCAAACAATAATGTTTGTGGCTGGATTGTAGGATTGATTGAACAATTTGATACAACTACATTATTTAATCAATATGAAGAGGCACAAGACAATTTTATAAACAATCAAACACAAAACTTTAACAATTGGTTTAATGGCATTAAAGAAGAAGTAAAAGCAACAAGTTTATATAGAGAATATCGTTCATTATATGCAACAGTAAATGCAAATGAACAAGATATTTCAATTCCATCTAATATATTATTTGATAACAACGGACTAGATGTATTAGAAATTATTATTAATGGTTTAGTAGCGAATGACAATCAATATAGTATTAGTGATGATGGAACTAGTATTCATTTAACTAGTCCTTTAAGCGTTATTGGTACTAAAGTTGAGTTTGTAAATAAAAAGTCGGTTGAGGGTACAGTAGCTGAAAGTACAGTATTAAGAGTTGAAGCATTAGAAAAGAAAGTCAATGATAATTACAATTGTTGTTATGACGCAACAGGAGAAAACGATAATGTCAAACTTTCTAATATGGTTAAAGATTTCTTAAATGGTGTTGGAAACTATGCAGGTGTTCAAGATACATCTTGCCTTTATATTAAAGTTTGTGATGTGCTAGGAATTACAAGTACGATTGATGGGAATGTATTTGATTTCAATAGTACAGCGACAACAAATAGAAGAGTTATAGTTGATTTTGCAAGTGCTACAATTCCTTTGATTAATTTAAGTGGAAATATAGCTATTATGAGTTGTACCGATCACATTTCAATTAAACACGCTAATATTAAAGCAACTAAAAGAAGTGGGCAAACAATGTATGGTTTCTATGGAGGTCATTATGACGATTGCCACATTAATATTGATTGTGCTAGTTCAACAGGTACTTGCTATGGTGCTTGGTCTTGCAAAGATGTTTCAAATAGTGAAATTAATTTAACAAACGTTTCAAATACAGCGTATGGAATTTATGAATGTGATAAATCATTATTTAACAATATCTCTATGAGTTCAGGAACATCAATAAGATTAAGAGGTAAAAAGTTAATGATGGGTAACTTTGTAAATAAATCTATTGATGTTGACTCAAGCGTTACAAATATAGGAACTATTACAGTTTAGAAAGGAGGTATGTCTATGAAAGAACTAAAAGCCTTGCTAAAGGTTAAAAGTATCATGACACTAACAGTCATGGCGGTATTCGTATATATGGCAGTAACAGGGCAATTATCAAATGAATTAACATCAAGTGTAATTACCGCAGTTATTACATATTACTTTACTAAAAAAGATGTGGAGGGATAGACAATGGACGGAAATACAACAATTAGTGTAGCGTTATTGATTTCAGTTGCAAGTATTGTATTTACCGCATTGAATTATCGTAGAAACGCAAAGAAAGATGATGAAGAACATCAAAGGGAAAAAGAGAAGCAAGTAGAAAATAGATTAAAGATGAATATGAAACTAGATCAATTATGCAACACAACAAATGAAATAAGAAGCGATACAAAAGCAACATTTGAACAAATGAGGAATTTAGAGAAACGTGTTGGACTTGTAGAGCAATCAACCAAAACATTGTATGAAAGATTAGATGATCACATTAAGCAAACAAGGGGCATTGATGAATAATCAATGTCTTTTTTTATTTGTAAAAAAATTGAAAAATATTATTGTAAAATATTGACATTTATAGGTAATACATATATAATATAAGTGTAATAAGAAAGGGAGTTCAAAGGAACTCAATAAGGATAAGAAAAATGACAAGAGAACAAATGATTAAATTAGGAAATGATGTATATGGTAGAGGAACATACAATGTAGAAGTATATGTAGGGTATGATAAAAAACACAATAAATCATTTAGAAATTATATGAGCGCTTACAATTATATGTCTAAATTAGTTAGAAAAGGAATTAATTGTGGAATGGATATTATAACTGATAAAGACGGATACGTTGGAGATATTGGTTGTTAATTAACTAGTGAAGCGATAACACTTATAACACTAAATGCTTCAAATAGTAAAGATAGGAGATAGAAAGATGATTAAACATTATTACATTGAAAACGATAAAAAAGTTTATTTTACAAAGGAACAAGAAGAAGAATTAACATATGGTAGATTAAGCAAGGAGTTAATTGGTAAAGTTGGTTCAACAATATTTCATGATGTCACTTGTAAAGTGAAAATCAATGGAATATTTGAAGATATAGAAGTAACTGAAACTGAAATGTATCTTCAAAGATATGTATTAGGTGATTGCCAAAATTGCTATGTTTATGTAGATAAACAAGGCAATTATTACATTGAAGAAACTGATAGTACAATTACATATTACTTTGAATACAATGAAGAATTTAAACCTTTAATTCTACTAGCTGGTAAAGATTTAGAAATCATAAATAGGAGATACAAAGTTAATTTAGGAGGTGATAAATAATGTTGGGTGAAATATTAAGCGCTCTATTTTGGGCAATGGTGAAAGGTACTATTTTATTAGTTTGTGTAGTGGGTGGTATGAAATATGCAAATGATCATGCTGATGATTAAGTGAAATTATGTGAAAAGTCACAATATTATTCAAATTAAAGTTTATATAAGTATCATAGGATTATGAAAGGAGTAGATAATATGTTAAATTTTGAAAAATACAAAGAAACCATAAAAGGAATTAGCATTAATAGTTTTGCTATGAAAGATGGCAAAGTGAAAGTTTGCGAAAAAATTCCTTGTAGAGAATGTGATTTCCATGATGAAAATTGCTCATGTGGATTTAAAAAGACATATTGGCTATACAAAGAATATCAAAAAAACAAAATTAAAATCTCAAAAGCAACCAAAACAGTTTTAGAAAACTTGGATGATAAATATAAATGGATAGCTAAAGATGAAGCTGGAGAATTAATGATTTATGAAGCGAAACCACACAAAAAAGGGCACGTTTGGTCGATTGAAGCTGATAGCAATTATTCATATATAGATGATATTTTTAAAAAAGAATTATTCGATTTCCTATCATGGGAAGATGAAGAACCAACCAACATTGAAGATGTTTTAGAAAATTACGAAATCGTGGAGGAAAAATAATTATGGAAAAATTAAATGACAATAAAAATGAACAAGCAAGATATTTTGAGAAAAAGTTAAAGGAATATGATGATTTAAGAAACGAACAAAAAGAAATTTCAGCACGTTTAAGAATATTTAACGAGTTTTTGAAATTTATGAACGAAATTGACGAAAGAAAAGATTATGATGATTATTCGTTTAAAAATTTAGAAGTTAATTTCCACTTGCACCATAAAGATGATAGTGAATTTAATATCAAGTATTATGCCAATTTATATAGAAATGGATATAGTAGATATGAAAGTATTCGTAAAGAGTCAAGAGACGTTATAAGAGGATCAATAAAAGGGGCTTTAGAAGTTTATGAAAATTGTTATGATGAACTCAATAAGAAAATTTTAGATTTTAATTTTTTGGAAGGAGTTTATAATAATGCGAAAAAATGAACTTCCTTGTAATCCTAACGAAGAGTATTTTAAAAATAAAATGGAAGAGCTTTTAGAAAATTGTGAGGTGATAGAAGATGAATGATGTAGATAAAACACTAGCTAGGATTGACATTAAACACACATTCAATCAGTCAATCATTAAATATGGCGAAGAACCACAATGTAGACAAGCAATGGAAGAATGTGCCGAATTAATTCAAGCTATTAATAAATGCATTCGCTATCCTGATAGAAAAGATTGTCATAATAATCTTATTGAAGAAATAGCTGATGTGGAAATCATGCTATATCAACTAAAAGTGATGTTTAATATCAGTGATGATGAAGTGTTTGCTTTTAAAGTAGAAAAGGCTAAACGTGAACAAGAGAGATTGAAGAAATGATAAGTAACATTATAGCTTTCTTTATTGGAAATCCTCCATTAATGAAAGCAATATTTATCATATCACCATGTGTTGCTATGTGGTTAGGAATTAAAAAAATAAAGAGGATTTTAAAAGATGAATGAATTTGATGAAATTATGAAAACTGTAAATGAAAGTTTTCAAATAGTAGAACAAAATAGAAATGAAGAAGCATTACCAATTAAAAAGAGAAAGACATTGGAGGAAAGCACAATGTATAAGTATTATGAATTACAAAAAAATTTATTAGTACCCATGAAGCTTAAAAATGGTATGTATAGGCTTGTAAAAGTACCTAAAGGTAAAATATATCGTTATTATACTGAAATCAACAGGAGGGGTAAAATAACGCTATGTAAAGAGGTGTTTAATAAAAATTGGTTACGTGATGTTATTACAATGCCTAGAGAAGATTTTAAAAAGTATTTTAAAGAGGTGAAAAAATGAAGCATGGTAAGAGATTAAATTTTGAAATGAAAAAGCTGTTAGTTGAAAATGGATTAAACCCAAAAGAATGGCTTTATGTTAAAAATCTAAATGATAAATTGGTATTGATCAATACAAAGAACAACACCATTAAGGAGTTAGAAAAATGAGACCTTATACCAATGAAGAATGTTATCAAGCTTTGTTAGATGATTACATTGAATTAGAAAATAAGTATGAGGATTTAAAAGAAGAAATTAAAGGTAAAGAAGAAATCATAGAGTTTTTAAGAAATGAAAATGATGAACTCTATCAAAAAACAAAGAAACTAGAAATTGCTTTAAAAAGGAGTGAAAAAGAATGAAAGATAAAATTATATTATGTGTTGTGTGTGTTATAAGCGTTGTAGCGTTAAGCATAACATACAATAGTAAACAAACTTTACAAAAAGAAAACATGAAGTTAAAAGAAGAAATAGAAACTATAGAAGATGAAAAGCTACAGGTAGAAGAAGATTATAGAAAATTGGTAGATGGCTACAATGATTTAAATGAAGCATATAGCAAATTAAAAGTTGAATATGACAACCTACCAAAATGAAGAGCAATAGGTATTTACAAAATAACTAATTATTGTGGGTGCTATGAATGTAATGGTCAATGGGTAGGTAGTCCAACAAAACTAGGTACTAATTATGTTGAGGGTAGAACTGTTGGAGTAGATACCGACTATATACCTTTAGGAAGTAAAATTATGATAGATGGTCATGTTTACGTTGCGGAAGATACAGGCTCATTTAGTGGTCAAGTAATTGATGTATATGTAGATGATCATTCTAAATTTGATATGAAATATAAAGAAGTTTATATATTGGAGGATAAATAAAATGAAAATAGAAGAACTATTAAAAGCACTTGAAACGCAAAAAAAAGTGCTAGAAGAAGTGAAAGTTCATATTGATAATATTGAACAAGAAATTAAAAAATTAAATGAAAATAGCTTTGAGTCAACACCTAAAGATTGGAAGCCTAAAAATGGAGAAAAATATTGGATAGCGCATTACACCTCAAACCCAACAATTTTCATTTGTGATGAAAGAATGATAACTAAAAATATTATTAAATACAACCGCATCTTCAAAACAAAAGAAGAATGTCAATTATATTGTGATATTCAAAGAGCATTTAAGGATGCTTCTAGAGAGTTTAAATATAATAGCAATAATTATTATATTTGGTATGACCACTTGAATAAAAAAATAAAATATGATTGTCTTTTTAGTGTTCAACATAAAGATATTTATTTTGATAGCAAAAAAACAATTGAAAATCTTATCAATAAATTCGGTGAAGAAAATGTCAAACGTTATTATTTGGAGGTGTATTGAATGTTTATGATTAAATCGTTGTGTTTATCACTTACAACATAAATATACGTAAGAGTACGTACCTTTTAATTATCATTGAAAAAACCCATCAAAAAAACCCTTTAATATCAAGGGTTTCTTTTTTTGCTTATTTATTCAATTTCATCAATTAGTATCTTTAAATGAGGTGTAAGCGTGAATTTGTCTATAGCTTCCTTGTTCCATCTTCCACCCTCATTTTTTTCATATTCAACCTTTACGAAAATATCCTTTAATAAATTGTTCTTTTCCTGTATACTTAATTTGTCATATTGTTTCAAGCAGTCCGCTAAAATAGGGATTGCTTTTTTATATCTAATAATTTTATCTTGGTTAGTGTCTTTTAAAATTTCTTCCTTTGTTTTTTCTATCTCCTTTAATTCACTTTCTATATCATTTTTATCCTCAACATATTCATCATAAGTAAATTCTTCACGATTGTATGATCTTCTTAAATTCTTCAACTCTTTCTTTAAATCCTCAATTTGCTTTTCAATCTTATTTAAGGTTTTAGCGTTGCTTTTAGCTTCTTTGATTATTTCTTGCTCATAGTTATCTACATAGTATCTAAAATCATTTAGTTGTATTTCTAATGCCTGTAATAATCTTTTTTCTACAAGTTGCAACTCACTAGAAACATTGTCACAAAACGGAGTTAAACATATCAAGCTATCATTTTGTTTAACTTTCTTGTTATAAGTGGTTATAATCTTATCCCATTTGCTGTCTTTGATTTCAAGCACTTCTTTTAATTGATACCAATGATTAGCAAGGTTTTTCCCATCATAGAATTTATCAATGTTAGTAGGAAACCACCCTTTAACTGTATCTCTTGATATATTCATTTTTTTAGCTATTTGAGATAAAGAAAGATTAGATTTCTCTTTTGAACTTCTCATAAAGTCTAATAGTTCTTGTTTATCATACTTATATTTTCTAAAACCATTTTTTAAATGCTTTTCGTTGTATGGTCTCCTTATCATATGCCTACCGCATTTCTTACAAAAGACAACACCAGCTAAAGGGTTAGAAGCGTTTTTATTACCACCTAATTTAGATGATGGGTGAGATTTTAATATTTCTTGTACGCTTTTAAATTCTTCTTCACTTATTAAGGCTTTATGCTTTCCTTTGTAAACATAATATTTATCATTTAGCTTTCTTTTTTTGACAACCTCACCATTAATAATCTCTTCAACTGTTTTAAACTTTTCCCATGTGTTATAGCCACAATAAACCTCGGATGTAACTATATTTCTAACCATAGCAGGTGTCCAATATTCATTCTTTCTAGCCTTGTATTTGTACTTGTTTAAATGATTTGCTAGATTGCTAGTGCCTACACCCTCTAATAGCATTTCAAACATTAAAATAACTGTTTGTGACTCTTCCTCATGAGGTTCTAATATAAAGCGATCTTGTTCATCATGTAATTGCTTTCTTTTATATCCAAAAGGTGCTGAACTCCCTATGTAATAACCGTCTCTAACCGATTTATGCCTACCTCTATTCATAACATCTTTAGCATAGTTACGATATTCAGCGGATTGTATCATACGCATTTCAAGATACTTTTTATCCATAGGATTTTTTAGGTCATAAGTTTGGTCAAGGGTTGCTATTAGAGTGTTAGTAACATCAAATATTTTTAAAACATCACCAGCACCATACATACCACTTCTACTTAAACGTTCAGGGTCAACACACCAAACACGTTTTATATTTCCATTTTCTAATCTTCTTAAAAGTCGTAAAAAGTCAGGTCTATCTTTTATATTTTCTCCACCTGATACAATTTCCCTATATATATTTTCTTCTTTAACAGGCTTTCCTGTAGTTTTTATACATAACTCTTGTAATTGTTCCTCATGCCTTTTTAATGTGATCTCTATTGGTTCTTTTATGTTGTCACTTCTTGATTTTCTTAATAGCATTAAATCTATTTCTTCAAATATTGGAATTTTGTTCATTAATTAACACCTTTTTCTTATTGTCATAAAGTTTTCAAATAGTTAATATTTAAATATAAAGTATTCATACATAAATCAATCATACATAACATAGAATTTTTTGAGGTGATCAAATGCAAATAGGAAATACTACAATCAACTTTATAAACCCACCAGCACAAACAAAAGACAACCTAAAAAATCTATATGATACTTGCAATAGAATATTCAAAGATGAAGCGTTATTTTATTCAAAAGATGAAATAAAAAAATTAAAGAAAAATAAAAAGAATATTTGGTTATGAGAAGCGCAATGCTTCTTATTTTTTTGATTGTTCTTTAGCTTCAAGGTACAATCTCATAAGGCTTTCATAAAGTTCTTGTTTTTCTTCAAGTGGTATGACCTCATTTGTAAATATCGTTCTTGCACGTTCCAATAAATCAACTGTTTCTATTTCATCAGTTACAAACCCTAAAGTTTCTAATGATACGTTGAAATAATCCGCAAGTGTTTTAATTTGATGTATATTTAAGTTTCTTCTTCCTGTTTCTAAATTAGAAACTTGTCCTCTAGATAACCCACCCAATACAGTTCCCAATTCATCTTGTGTCATAGATCGTGACTTTCTTAAATGTTTTATCTTTGCTCCTATTTCCTTTGTGTCAATACTCTTTTGTATCTTCAATATTAAAAACTCCTTTCTAGTAATAATTCTAATATATCATAGTGTATTCTAATAGTAAACTTTTTATACTGAAAATGTATTTTCACTATTGCCAAAAAATAAAAATTATTGTAAAATAACATTGTCAAGGGAGCGACAGTTATAATGACATTGCTTCAAATAGTAGAAAGGAGATTTAATAAAGACGATTTATAGAAAATTTATGCAATTTAATGGAACGTATGTTCTTATAATTAAAAAAGTTATATCATGATGATATTACATAAATAAAGAGGGCGATTATATGAATAAATTGATTGATGAATTAGAAAAACTTATTTTTGAGGAAAATATCAAATTTCAAAAACATCACATAGAAAGCCTTAAACAAAAGATTGTTGAGATCGAACAACAAGCAAATTTTTATGATGATGATATAAGCGAAATTGATTATAAGGAGGTAAAAGGCATGATTTAATCATGCTTTATACAAAACGCTTCAAATAGTAAAGAAAGGAGGTTTATTGAATAGTGAGAAGAAAAAAGTTAAAGATGTGGAGAGTATCACAAGACCTTACACAAAAAGAAGTGGCTAAAGCATTAGATACAGCACCTAGTCATTATTCACTCATTGAGCAAGGGATAAATAACCCATCATATGAGTTATTAGTTAAGTTTGAAGATGTTTTCAAAACTGAAAACACATTAAGATTGTTTGAAAAAGAGAAAGGATAAAGGAAATTATGTCACATTTTACAGTAGGAGTTATTTGTAAGGAGTTAAATGATTATGAAAAATTATTAGCACCATATCAAGAAAATAATATGGGAGATTGTCCAAAAGAATATTTGAAATTTACAAGCACTTCAAAAGAAGAAAAAAAGCGCTATGAAAATGATACAACCGAACGATTTGTAACTGATGATGGAAAGTATCTTTATACATGGGATAGTTGTTTTAAAGTAAGAATAGATGAAGAGGAATATGAGAAATTAAAAAATCTCAAAGGAACAAAAGTATCTTCTTATGGTTGGGGAAGCGAAAGGAAGTTTTACAAACTTGATCATTCACTTTTAAAAGGAGAAGTAAAAGAAGTTCCTTATAAAGAATTATGTCCAACTTTTGGTTGTTTTATGGAAGAGTATGGAGATGGTGAATTTGACAAAGAAATGAATGATTACGGTTATTGGGAAAACCCTAACGCTAAATGGGATTGGTATGTTATAGGCGGTAGATGGAGCAATAACGTTTTATTAAAAAATGATGGTAGATGTGATTTTGCAAAATTAAAAGATATAAATTTTGGAGTTGATAATAAACGATATGTAAAAAATATAAGATTTTGGGAAATCGTTGTAGAAGATCAACCTTTAAAAGATGGAGAAGAAAGACCATTTAATCTTTATAAAAAAGAATATTATTTAGAAAGATACAAAGATAAAGAGGATTATGCAACAAGAAATAGTAAACATAGGACATTCGCATTAATTACACCTGATGGTAAATGGTATGAAAAAGGACAAATGGGTTGGTTCGGTTTTGAAGACACAACAAATGAAACAATAAAAAACTATGATAAAAATTTTGAGAATATTGTGAATAAAGAAGAATACCAAGATTATTATTTTGTATTAGTAGATTGTCATATTTAAGAAAGGAACAAAGAAAGATGAAGATTACAAATATTTATAACCTACCTCAACCATTGGTAGACGCTGTTACAAAGGAATATCAATACAAACCAAAACAATATAGCGTAACAGCATTATTAAAAGGAAGTTGCCAAGCTGTTTTAGAAAGAAGATATGGGCATTTAGTAGAGCAAGATGTAAGCGAAATGATTTGGGCGCTATTTGGTTCAGCAGTACACAGTATTTTAGAAAATGCACAAGAAACTGATAGCCAATTAAAAGAAAACTATCTTGTTATTGATGTAAACGGATATAAATTAAGTGGAATTTTTGATTTATATGATGAAAAGACAAAAACAGTAACGGACTATAAAACCGCTACAGCATGGAAAGTTATTTTTGATGATTGGGACGATTACCGACAACAAACATTAATGTATGCTTATATGTTAAGAAAGATTGGTTTTGAATGTGACAAAGGAGAAATCATAGCTATTTTAAAAGATCATTCAAAAACAAAGGCTAAAACCGATAGTAACTATCCTAAATTGCCTGTATATAAAAAGCAATTTACATTTACTGAAAAAGACTTTGAAGAAATTGAAAAATTTATCTTATCAAAGTTTATTGATATTAGCGTTGCCGAAGATACGGACACTGATAAATTAGAGCCTTGTTCACCTAAAGAAAGATGGGAAACACCAACAAAATACGCTGTTAAAAAAGAGGGTAGAAAAACAGCTTTAAAAGTATGTGAAAGCAAAGAACAAGCTGAAATGTATATAGAAGCTAAAGGATTAGATAGCAAACATTACATTGAGGAAAGAAAAGGCGAATGTAAAAGATGTAATGATTATTGTAGCGTTAATATCTATTGCCCATTCTATAGAAAAATGAAAGGTTTAGATAATGAAGAAAAGGAAAATGTACGCTCTTTATAATCGTGATGATGAATTAGCGTTCGTTGGTACGTGTAAAGAGTGTGCTGAATTTCTAGGTCATAGCGTTAATACTTTTCGGTCAATGGCAAGTAGACACAATAGAGGGATAGTTAAAAAAGGACATAAATATAGTATTTACACATTAGAAGAGGAGAAAGAAGAAAATGAATAAAACATTAGAAAGTATTTTTATTAAACAATACGAAGATTTACAAGAACAACTAACATTAGCAAATAAAAGAATTGAAGAATTAACAAATAAGAAAGAAGAAGATTTACAACAAAATAATGAAGCACCTGTAGTATTTAAAACATTTTCAAAAGAATGTTGCTATTTGGATGTTTGTCGTGATTATGAAATTAGTGGTTCATCAATTTTCAAAGAATTAGTAGCTAATGATGTTAAAGAGATTATTGATAATGAAGTAGCATTAAAAAACTATGCAAATATGATTTGTGATTATTCTTCATATGATAGACATGAATTTGTAAAAATTCGCACAAAAGCGTTTCCTTATTCGTCTAAAATTCAAGACAGCATTATTTTATTGGAAATTTATGATTACTATAATGGACCAAGCGCAAATTGTTATATCATGGGGGATAAAGATAATCTAACTAAATCAAGATATTTTGATATTAAAGAAAAAGATAGATTGTACAAATATGGATTAGAAAAATTCAAGGAAGAATTAGAAAAAGTTTATAAAAAGAAATTACAACAAGAGCAAGAAGAAAGAAAAACAGTGGAGGAACAATAAAATGACAGCACCAAATGTTAGTAATGAAATGAATAAAGAAATAAATGATAGTTTTCAAAGTGAAGATATTTATACAAAACTATCTCATATCCAAAATGAATTGAAAGCGCCAAAAAATCAATTTAATAAATTTGGAAATTATAAATATAGAAGTTGTGAGGACATTTTAGAAGCCTTAAAACCTCTATGTGCAAAATATAAAGCAACATTAATTATCTATGATGAAATCGTTATGATTGGTGATAGATACTATGTAAAAGCTATGGCTAAATTATACGATCAAGAAACAACTGATTATATCGAAGCTTATGCTTTTGCTAGAGAAAGTCAATCTAAAAAAGGGATGGATGACAGTCAAGTAACAGGAGCAACAAGTTCATACGCTCGTAAATATGCCTTAAATGGGTTGTTTAATATTGATGATACAAAAGACTTTGATACTAATGAAGCACATCAACAAAACACTCAAAAAGGAAATACACAACCGAATAGACAACCACAACAACAAGACTTTGAACAAGCTAATTTAATGGCTAACATTGATGAATGTTTGAAAAAATTAAAATCATTAGGTGTTGATATTAATAGCAAAGAGTCAATAGAGTTTATTAATAAATATAACAATAACTTACATGATATTAACATTATGACGGATAGTGAAAAATATCATTATCTTGGATTGTTAAGAAAAATGATTGAATTAAAGGAGAAACAAAATGGCAATAAATAATGTAACTTTAGTAGGAAATATGACTAAAGACCCTGAATTGAGAAGAACAGTAACAGGGAAAGCTGTTACTACTTTTACTCTAGCATTAAATAGAATTAAACAATCAAGTGATGGGCAAAAAGCCGATTATATTACATGTGTTGTATGGGATAAGATAGCTGAAAGCACAGCACAATATTGTTCTAAAGGCTCAAAAGTAGGAGTAAAAGGACATTTGCAAAGTAGAACATATGATAATGCACAAGGGCAAAGGGTGTATGTTACGGAAGTTGTATGTGAGCAAGTTGATTTTATCAATACAAGAAATCAAGAAAACAACAATCAACCGCAACAAGTAGAAAACAACCCTTTTGATCAAGGCTTTAATATTATGGATGAAGATTTACCGTTTTAGATAAAACGCTTCAAATAGTAAATGTTAATAGAGGTTTGCAAACATTGTAAATCTCTATTAATTTCAAAGGAGGAACATATGAGGAAATTAAAATTATGGATAGTACACCATCCATATTTAACAAGGTTTATCATAAATGAATTGATTTGTGTAATTATATTTGCACTTTGCGTTGGGATATATCATTTTTGCATTAATTCATTCACTTTAAAAGAGATTGTTATTCTTTTTCTAGGTTATCACGTTTTACTTTATATATTGGGTAATAATTAAATGATTAAAATTCTAGCTGATTATACAAGAAAATTAATTAATGAAAAAGGTGATCTAGAAATAACTTTCACTATTAAAGATTATGCAAGTAAAAAAAAGATTGATGAACTAAACAAAGATACGTACCAATTAGAAATAACAAAGCCTAGAAGTAAAAGAAGTCTCAACCAAAATAGGCTCTTTTGGAAAATGGTTGGACTTATTTCTAATAAATTAAATCAAGATGAAATGGAAATATACATTTTATTATTAGAAGATACAAACGCAAAATATGAGTACATCATGGGAATAGAAGCTATTGAAGATGAATTAAAAAGGACATTTAGGGCGGTTAAGGTTGTAAGACCTGAATATCATAACGGAAAGAAATTTATCATTTATAAAGTGTTCTATGGTTCGTCTAAAATGAATGTTGAAGAGATGAACGCATTAATAGAAAAGGCTATGTTGTGGTGTCATGAACTGGATATACCTATTGATGATGAATATTAGAGGTAAAAGGAAATGGAAATAAGATTACAAGAAAGTATTGATTTTACGTGTAAAGGCAAGTGTTCAAAATGCGGAGCGTGTTGTTCAAATTTATTACCTTTAACAAAAGCTGAAATTAGGCATTTAAGAGAAATCGTTAAGAAAAGAAAATTAAAACCTCATTATCATATATTGTATAACGCTAAATATGATATGACTTGCCCATTTTTAAACGATCAAAACAAATGCTCTATTTATGAAGATAGACCATATATATGTAAAATTTTTAAATGTGATAAGGAAGCAATGAATGAAAAAGAAGCAAGAAGATTAATTAATGCAAAATTAACCAATTTAAGAGAGGTAATTTTTAAATGAAATCAATTTTACAAGATGAAAAGAAATGTTATATCACAGGGGCAAAACATGGATTACATCAACATCATATATATATGGGTGCTAATAGAAAGAACGCTGATAAATGGGGTTGTTGGGTATGGTTAAGAGCTGATTGGCATAATATGAGCAATTATGGAGTTCACTTTAATAGAGAATTAGATTTAAAACTAAAAAGAGAATGTCAAAAAAAGTTTGAGGAATTATATGATCATGAAACTTTTATGAAAGTATTCCATAAGAATTATTTATAAAACGCTCATATTTTCGATTTTAAGAGGTTTTTATAAAAACACGATTAACTTATCTAAATATATAAAAATCTCTTTATATGATTAAAATAAGCGATAAATAAAACGTATTAAGAGGTGTAGTATGCAAAGATTTATTATTAAAGGTCGATTAGATGGATTGAACGAGGCTATTTTAGCGAATAGAACAAATAAATATAAAGGCGCAAAAATAAAGAAAGATAATGAAACCATAGTTATATATTATGCTAGGCTATATAAACTAAAGCCAATAACTAAATATCCTATTAAATTAAAAATTGATTGGTATGAGAAGAATAAGCGTAGGGATATAGATAACGTATTAAGTGCTAAAAAATTTATTCTTGATGGATTAGTTAAAGCAAAAATATTAAAAGGTGATGGACAAAAATATTTTGATGAAGTAGTAAAAGAGAATGTATATATTGATAAAGAAAATCCACACATTGAAGTAACTATAATTGAAAATGACTAATAGTATTCAAATAGTAAATTATACTTGAATAATAAAAATTATTTAAGTATAATATCATTGAAGTGTATATTTATACATTAAAGAAAGGAGAAATATATGAGTAGTGCAACAAATAAAGAACAAACAACAATAAAAATTAGAAAAGCAACTCATGAAAAACTTAAAGAGATTAGAAAAAATCAAGGAATAAGCATGGCTTTTCTAGTTGATCAAGCAATTAATGAGTATATAGAAAAAAGAAATAAAAGAAAGGAGTGAGAAAATGAAATATATTGTTTATAGACATATATGTCCAAATGGAAAGATTTATATAGGCATAACAAAATGTGAACCACAAATAAGATGGAATAATGGAAAAGGATATAAACCTAATAAGAGATTATATAATGATATTCTAAAATATGGGTGGATAAACTTTAAACATGAAATCTTGTTTAGAAATCTAACAAAAGAAGAAGCTGAACAAAAAGAAATAGAACTTATACAACTATATCAAAGTTACAAAAATAAGTTTGGTTATAATATTGAACAAGGAGGAAAAATAAAAAAAGGTATGAAAGGTATTCCCTCATACGCTAGAAAGAAAGTTATATGTTTAAATACAAAAGAAGTGTTTGATTGTATTAGATATGCTTCAATAAAATACCATACTATTGTAAGCAATATTACAAAAGCATGTAAAAATCAAAAATATTCAGCTGGTAAGTTGGAAGATGGTTCAAAAATATATTGGGCATTTTATAGTGATTATATTAATCAAAAAGAAAAATTTAATAATATAATCATTGATAAAAAAGTAGATAGTAGTCTATATATGTTTATTAATATTTCAAAAGAAAATAAAGAAAAATTAAATTTGTTAAGTAAAGATTTATTTATGCCAAATTACAAAATATTAGATGTGGCACTAAATGAGTATTTAAAGAAGTTTGAAATAAAGGAGAAATAGAATGAGTAGTAAGAGGTATTATTGGATAAAGTTAAAAACCAATTTCTTCAATCAAGATGAAATTGATTTTCTACTATCTCAAAAAAATGGTTGTGAGTACGTTGTTTTGTATCAAATGCTATGCCTTAATACAGCAAATACAAACGGAAAGCTAGAAAATAGAATAGGTGAAATGATTGTACCCTATGATGTAGATAAGATCGTAAGAGATACTAAATATTTTGATTATGATACTGTTGTTGTTGCTTTGGAATTGTATAAGAAATTAGGGTTAATTTATCTTAATGAAAATGACCGTTTGATGATTGCTAATTATGATGAAATGGTAGGAAGTGAAACATCAAGTGCTAAACGTGTTAGGGAATGGAGAGCAAAGCAAGAAACACAAAAAGCGTTACAATGTAACAATGATGTAAACTACAATGTAATACAAGAGAATAGAGATAAGAGTTTAGATATTAGAGATATAGATATTAAAGATAAAGAAAAAGATATTGTATTAGATGATTTAAAAAATCATCAAATACCACCATTCATAACTATTATTACTAATAAAAAAGAAGAATATCCAATTACTGATGATTTAGTTAATCAATATAAAGAACTATATCCAAATGTTGATGTTGAACAAGAACTAAAGAAAATGAAAGCGTGGAGCATATCCAACCCAAGTAAAAGGAAAACAAAAAGAGGTATGTTGAAGTTTGTTAATAATTGGTTATCAAGAGAACAAGATAAACCAAAATTTAATAGCAACACTAGAAAAGAAATAGAGCCTAATTGGTTGAATGAAAAACCTAAACAAAAAGAAGAAACTTTAGAAGATAAAACAAGTAAGCTTTTAAAGATGTATGAAGTACAATTAAAATGTAATCAATTAGATCAAGCACAAGAAACAGCAAAACAGTATAAAGCATTAACAGGTAAAGACATTGAAGAAGCAAAAAAAGAATTAGATGAAGCATTTAACGTATTATCAAAATATGATTAATGCTTCAAATAGTAAATTTATGAGAAAGGACGAATTAAAAAGGGGATATAACATGAAAGATTATGAACAACAAAACTTAATATTAAAGTTTGATAATCAACTAACTAAAGTATGTGATTTAAAACGAAGCAAAACACCTATGACCTCAAAAATAAAAAAAGATGAATTTATAGAAGAAGCAAATAAAAACTTTGATTATGATTTTGACGATGTTAATAAATTTTATCCATTTGAATTGCCAACGATATTAAAAGAATTAGATTTTAATATTCTTTGTATTGTTGGGGCAAGTGGGAGAGGTAAAAGCGTATTTTCAAGATATTTTGGAGAAGAAACTAAAATTGAATGGGATAACTCAAAAGCAATAATTAGTAATTTTGATAATGTAGATGAAGCTATTGAAAGATTAAATAGTGTTGGTTTAAATTCAATTCCAACTTGGTGCAAACCTAGAAATGTATTAAGCATTGGGGAGGGATTTAGAGCTGATTTAGCACGATCAATAAAAGATAATTGTGTTATTGATGAATTTACAAGTACAGTTGATAGAAATGTAGCTTTAAGTTGTAGTAATTCAATTCAAAGATATATAAGAAAAAAGGGATATAAAAGATGTGTATTTGTAAGTTGCCACAAAGATTTTATTGATGTATTGTGTCCAGACTATGTTATAGATTTAGATGATGAATGTTTATATGATACAAGGAGGTTACCCAAGCGAAAATTTAAGTTACAATTGTATGAAACAAGAGCAAAAAAAGAAGTTTGGGAAATATTTAGACAACATCATTATTTAAGTGGTGATTTAAATACAGCTTCTAGGGTGTTTGTTGCTTTTTTAAATAATGAAATGGTTGGATTTATAGCAATATTAACATTACCAAATGGAGCGTTAAAAAACGCATATAGAATACATAGGTTAGTAGTTCTTCCTGATTATCAAGGATTAGGAATAGCAACTAAAATGATAGAATACTTTGCTAATTTACACGTTAAAATAGATTGTGGTTTATATATTAGAACATCTCATGTAAGATTACACAAATATTTTGAACGTAATAATAATTGGGTTGAAACGGCTAGAAGTGGTAAAATTTCTCCTAAACAAATGGGTAGAGTTAATTTTAAAGTAACAACAAGAACACCATATAGCTATAAATACATTGGTAAATATAACAATCAATTAGATAAAAATAATATTGTTTTATATGAAAAAAAAGAAAGCGTAGAAAAGAAAATTAATCAAATGACTATATTTGATGTTTAGTATTCAAATAGTAAATAAGGAGGGATAACATGAATATAATTATAGGTGTAGTGATTGGTGTATGTATCACAAAAATATATATAAATATTAAAAACTATTTAGAGTTCAAAAGGCTTTTTAAACAAGCTAATGAGCTTTTGAAAATAATTGATGAACAAATTGAAGAACATGAAGAAATATTAAAACAGCAAGAAGAAGAGAAACAGTGAGGTAATAGCTATGGAATTTGGAGAACTACAAAATAAAGTATTATTAGTATTAACACGCTTTGAAGAAACAAGGAGTGATGATTTCAAGCTATATTTTCATGTATGTAGGTCAATAAATGAGAATGTAGCAATCATGGATAGATTTTCTTATGTAATGCTAAATCATAAAGAATTAGGCTTTCCATCTTTTGAAAGCGTGACACGTTGTAGAAGAAAGGTGTTTGAGTTATACCCTAATTTAAAGCCTGAAAAAGTAACAAAATTTAGAAAGGAAAAAGAAGAAGAATTTAAGGAGTACGCTAGAAAATGAAAAAAAGTGTTATGATTTTAGATATTCAAATAGTAAACTTTGTTTGATAAAATAAACATAGAGGTGTCTAATGAAAGGAATAGATGAATTAGTAACAATAGATGATTATTACCAAGAAATAAAAGAAGTTGAAAAGCAACTAAAAGAAACAAATTCAAATTATCGTAAAAATGATTTGATGAAGTATTTATTTTATTTAAGAAAAGAAGTAAAAGATTATATCAAGTTTACAAATAAATAATATTGGAGTTGTTTTTATTGGAAATAGAAATTGTTAGTATTCATGATTTAATACCCTATGGTAACAATGCAAAGGAACACCCAAAAGAGCAAATTGAACAAATAAAGGAGTCTATTATTAAATTTCATAACAATGACCCTATAGCAATTGATGAAAACAATGTAATTATAGAGGGGCATGGAAGATATGAAGCTTTAAAAGAGTTAGGTTATGAACAAGTTGAATGTATTAGGCTAGACCATTTAAATGATGATCAAAAGAAAGCTTATAGACTTGTTCATAATAAACTCACAATGAATAGTGATTTTAATTTTGACTTATTAGAAGAAGAATTAAAAACCATTAATGATATAGATATGGGGTTCTTTGATTTTGATTTGTCTATGTTTGATGATATTGAGGAAGAAATAAAAGAAGAAGCTAATAAAAAATTAACTGATGAATTTCTAATACCTCCCACAAGCGTTTTTGATACAAGACAAGGCTATTGGCAAGAAAGAAAAAGGGCATGGAAAGACATTGGTATATCAAGCGAAATTGGACGAGATGAAGCTTTAATAAGTGAGGGTTTGAAACGATTAGGTGATAAATTAGGAAGTAAAACATTAACAGGAACAAGCGTTTTTGACCCTGTATTATGTGAAATCATTTATAAATGGTTTAATGTTTATCAAGGAAATATATTTGATTGCTTTGCTGGTGGAAGTGTAAGGGGTATTGTAGCCGAGAAACTAGGTTATAAATATACTGGAATTGATTTAAGAAAAGAGCAAGTAGAAGCAAATATATTAAATGCTAATGAATTGAATTTAAACCCTACTTGGATATGTGATGATAGTTTAAACGCTGATTTATATATTGAAGATAATAGCGTTGATTTATTATTTAGCTGTCCTCCTTATGCTGATTTAGAAGTATATAGTGATGATGAAAGAGATATATCCAATATGGACTATGAGCAATTTAAAGAGGTTTATAAAAAGATTATTGATATAGCTTGTAGGAAAGTAAAAGATGATCGCTTTGCGGTTTTTGTTGTTGGTGATGTAAGAGATAAAAAAGGCTATTATAGAAACTTTGTTGATTATACTAAAGAGTGTTTTAATAATAATGGTTTCATGACATACAACGAGATTATTTTATTAGAGCAATTAGGAACTATCCCAATGAGGGCAAGGCTTGTATTTAAAAAAAGAAAGGTAGCAAAGGCACATCAAAACATATTGATATTCTATAAAGGTGATATAAATAACATTCCTTGTAATTACAGTAATATAGAAGTAGGACAAATAGAAGATACTCAATAGAGTGTCTTTTTTTTGTATTCAAATAGTAAACAAAATGCTTGATTATATGTAATACATATATTATAATAAGTACATAAGATAAAGAAAGAGGTAAAACAATATGACAAATTTAGAAATCGTAGCAAGTGAAGTAATTACAAGAGATTTATTAACGGAAGAACAAGTTGAAGAAATGTTAATCAAATTTGGAACACTTCCATATAAAACATATCAAGAATGGAAATATAGCGGTTATCAAGTTAAAAAAGGAAGTAAAGCGATCATTAAAACAAAGCTTTGGAAAAAGGTTAAAGAAAAGAAAGAAAAAGAAGAAGATAAAGATACAACAAAATTCATTCTAGTAAATGCTTCATTGTTTGGAGTTGATCAAGTAGAAAAAATAGCACAGGCTTAACGCTTGTGCTTCAAATAGTAAATTTTAAGTATGGTAGTAGAATGGTAGAAAAACGGTAGTAAGAAAAAAAGTATGGTAGAAAGCATGGTGGAAAACATGAAAACAATTATTAAATTAAATGGTAAAAAGATTTCAAAGAAAAAAGCGGTTGAATTATTTGGTAAAGAAAAGGTTGAAAATAGAATTAAAGAAGCAAAAGAAAGTTTCATGAATGACCCATACGAAATAAATTCATGGATGGACGGAATGGAAATAGAGTTCAAATAATCAAATAAAGATAAATGAGAACTCTTAATTGGGTTCTCTTTTTTGTAAAAAAATCAAAAAAGATACTGTAAAATATTGACATTTATATGTAATACATATATAATATAAGTGTAATAAGAAAGACATAGAGAGGTAAATGAAAATGGAAAAACAATTTATTAGAAATGTATTAGATATAGAAGTAAATGGATTTACAGGAGCAGTAAGATATATTGTTAAATCAATGTATGATGTAATTCATGAAGATGGATTTGCAAGTATTGAACAAAAAAATATTGAAGATGTAACAATGTCAAGACAAGAAATTAAAGAAGAGGGTGGACATCAAGTTATTGTAGAAGAACTTAAAGAATTATATAAAATAGCATAAATTCAAAGTGAAGCGATAACACTTACAACACTTTAAGAAAGGATAATAAATATGTGGAAGAATATAAACATTTCAAAAAATAATATAGATCATGAAACAGCTAGAGCGGTATTAATCAAAATGCCGAACAAAAGCGATTATAAAGGTTATTGCTTTTGGCATTCATCAAAGCTAGTTAGAAAAGGAAGAAATAAAAACAGTGTATCAATAGGGTACACAAATGATTTCACTTTCAAGCTAATTAAATATGGTAATGGTAAATATAATAAATTTGACATTATCAAAGAAATAGAAATAAGCGTTGATGAATTTGAAAAAGCCTTTGAGGTGATGAATGAAAACATCAAAGAAAAGACTTTTAAAAATGAATTTGAAACATATAAACCTCAACCTAAAGAAGTTGAAAAAGTTGAGGTTGAACAAGATTTATTAGATTAAAAAAATAAAAAAATATTATTGTAAAATATTGACTTTTATGTGTAATACATATATAATATAAACGTAATAGGAAAGGAGAACTCAAAGGAGTTCATAGGAATAAGGAAATGTTAAAAATTAAAAAAGTTTGGGTTGCGGATAATGGAGATATTTTTTTAGAAAGAGAAGTTGATTATAGAAATGTCTCTTTAAAAGAAATTGAAGCATTAAAAAATCAAGCTGTAGAAATGCTTGATCGTGGAGAATTTGAAAACTGTCATTATGTAAATGACGGAAAAATTAAACATGGTTCATATTATACCTATGACAATGAATTTATAGGTAATGAGCAAATACACATCTTGACAAAATATAATACTCGTCAAGAAAAAATGTATCTAAATTATAAAGGAAATTTAAAACCTTTATGGGATACAGTAAATTAAAAAATCAACAATTAGCCTTTGATAAATTATCAAGGCTAAAAGTTGGAGCATTATTTAGCGAAATGGGAACAGGCAAAACCAAAGTAGCATTAGATTTAATCAATTCTAAATCAAATAAAATTGATTATATTCTTTGGATATGTCCGTTCTCTATTAAGAACGAAATTATAAAAGAGCGTGATAAATGGTATCCAGCAATGAAAATAGATGTTGTAGGTTGTGAAACAATAGGCTCTAGCGATAGAACTTATTTAGAAATCTTAAAAAAGGTTACTACAAGCAAAACATTTATTGTAGTTGATGAAAGCCTAAAAATTAAAAATATCAATGCAAAGCGCACAAGAAGAATTATAGAATTTGGTGAATATGCTCAATATAAATTGATATTGAACGGAACACCAATAACAAAAAATGTAATTGATTTATATACGCAAATGGAATTTTTAAGTCCTAAAATATTGAAAATGTCTTTTAACCAATTCAAAAATACTTATTGTGAGTATTACATAAGAGGAAAGCTAAAAGGCATGGTTAAGAAGCAACACAACATAGAACACTTAATATCATTAATTGAGCCTTATATCTTTGATTGTGATTTAGATATAGAAGCAAAGAAAATGTATTATAACTATTTCTATGATGTTGATACATTCCAATATTCAAAGCTTAAAAATGAATTGCTAGAGGGCATAGCAAATATAGATTTCTTTGTATTAACAACAAAGCTACAACAATTCTATACAACGTATAAAGAAGAAATGCTAAAAGAGTTGTTAGGACAAATAAACGATCAAGTTATTATATTTGTTAAATATCTTGATAGCATACCAGCAGGAGCAAATAAAATTGTAGGAGATATGAACACAAAGGAAAGAAAACAAGTGATAGATAAATTTGAAAGAGGTGATTTTAAAGAGTTATATATCACTTATGGTTGTGGTTCATATGGTTTAAATCTTCAATTTTGTAGAAATATTATATTTGCTGAACATTGCTTTGATTATTCCCAAAGAATACAAGCCGAAGCAAGAATATATAGAATAGGTCAAAATTATGATGTTAATTATTATAATTTGTGGTGCAATGTTGGATTGGAAAAAATGATACAAAGTTCATTAAATAAGAAATCAAACTTATTAAATGAAATAAAAAAAGAGATAGATAAGAAAGGAGAAAACAATTTAAAGAAATTGTTGTAATGATTTATGAATGAAACATTAAAAAAAGAACTTGAAAGGATTGATCAATTACCTATTGAAGATAAGGTTAAAGAAATCAATGAATTAAAGAAAGGAATTAAAAAGATTAGTCCGTTTGTAAAAGAGCCTGTTGATTGTGTTATTTGGGTTAAAAGTGATGAAGTAGTAGCAAATGAATATAACCCTAACCATGTAGCACCTCCTGAAATGGAATTGTTGCATACATCAATTAAAGAAGATGGATATACACAACCTATAGTAGTTTATCAACATGACGGAAAATATGAAGTTGTTGATGGTTTCCATAGAAACAGGGTTGGTAAGGAATACAAAGATATTAATGAAAGAATTAAAGGTTATTTGCCAGTTGTAGTTATTAATGAAGATGTAGCTGACAAGGGGCAAAGAATAGCAAGTACAATTAGACACAATAGAGCAAGAGGAAAACACCAAGTAGAAGCAATGAGCGACATTGTTCTTGATTTAAGAAAGAGAAATTGGAGCAATGAAAAAATAGCTAAAAAATTAGGTATGGACGCTGACGAAGTTTTAAGATTAGCACAAATAACAGGACTTGCTGAAATGTTCGCTGATAAAGATTTTAATGAAGCTTGGGAATGTGATTTAGAGGAAGAAGAGTTAATAAATGAAAATGAATAGAATATATCACCCATATTGGTTATGGGAAGACTATTTGCATAGGATGTATGAAACACCATTGAAAAGTAAAATAAGTGGTGTTGATGAAGAAGAAAGGCTATTGAAAGTTGTTGAGTGTTTAGGTAATGAAAAGACTTGCTATAAGTATATGAAATTGGTTATAGATCAATGGAAATACGCTTGTGAATATAGATTAACCAATAAATCTATGAATAGGATTGCATGGCTTGGTCAATGTGCTTGTTGTTTGTATGGTGGAATAAAGCAAGATGAAACTAAAAAAGCATATCATTTATTAAGCGAAGAACAACAACAAAAGGCTAATGAAATAGCAAGAAAATTAATTGAAGAATGGGAGGTTGAACACTTTGGATAGTAAAAGATATTTAGGAATTGATGTATTAACAGCTTCAAAAGAGAGAATTAAATGGGCATTTGATAATTTTGAAAAGATATGTATTTCTTTTAGTGGAGGTAAAGACAGTACAGCTATGACACACCTAGTCATGGAAGAAGCAATAAAAAGAAATAGAAAGGTAGCATTGTTATTTATTGATTGGGAAATCCAATATAAATTAACTATTGAACACGTACAACATATCTATGATATGTATAAAGATTATATCATTCCTTATTGGGTGGCATTACCACTATTAACCGATAATGCTTGTAGTATGTATGAGCCTGAATGGATTTCATGGGATAAGGCAAAAGAAAATCTATGGACTAGAAAGCCACCTAAAATAGCTATTACTGATGAAAACTATTTCCCATTTTATTATTATAAAATCACGTTTGAGGAATTTGTTCCATTGTTTGGTGAATGGTATGGAGAGGGAAAAAGCACAGCTTGTTTTGTAGGAATTAGAACAAGAGAAAGCTTAAACCGATATAGAGCATTAACAAACAAAAAGAAAAATAAGTATCAAGATAAAATGTTTACTACTTGTGTAACTGATAATGTTTATAACGTTTACCCTATCTATGATTGGAGTGCTGAAGATGATTGGAAATACTTTGGAAAGACAAAAAAACCATATAATAAATTGTATGATCGTTTCTTTCAAGCTGGATTAACATTACATCAAATGAGAGTTGATGAACCATTTGGAGATACAACAAGAAGAAGTTTATGGCTATACCAAATTATTGAGCCTGAAACATGGGGAAAGATGGTATTAAGAGTTAATGGAGCAAATAGCGGTAGCTTGTATTCAAGAGATAATGGAAACATTTTAGGAAATAGAAGTATTACATTACCTAAAGGTCATACATGGCAAAGTTTCTCTAATTTCTTATTAGATACAATGCCAAAGAAAACGGCGGAACATTATAAAACAAAAATAGCTGTTTATATTAAATGGTATATGAATAGAGGCTATGTTGATGGAATACCTGATGAAGTAGACAAACAAATTGAAAAACAAAATGATGTACCATCATGGAGAAGAATATGCCAAACGTTATTAAGAAATGATTATTGGTGTAAAGGTCTTGGATTTAGTCCAACAAAACAAAGTGCCTATAATCAATATTTAGAACGTATGAAGAAAAAAAGAAAAGAATGGAATATATATGGAGATGTAGAAGAATGATAAAAGAAATGACCGAAAAAGAATATAATTTCTTCTTTCTAATGGGGAAATTCTTTGCAAGTAGAAAATTTATAAAAGAAATGGATTGTCAACTTTATAGCAATGAAGATATGTTATGGTATATCTATTTCAATAAAGAGGGTAAAATTTGTGGCTTTGTTTCATTAGAAGATAATGAAAAATATTCTATGTTAGATAACTTTCTAGTGCTAGAAGAATATAGAAATAAAGGTATTGGCAAAGAAATTTTAGATCATATCGTTAATGATGTAATGGAAAAAGATATTAGATTAATTTCAAGAAATCCAATAGCAATTAAAATGTTTAAAGAGCGTGGTTTTGAGATTACAGGACATAACGGAAGATATGAAAAGATGATAAAGAAGATTAAATAAAATGCTTCAAATAGTAGAAAGGAAGATAAATATGAAAACAATTAAAGTAAAAAAACATGAAGTAGAAAAAGTAATTAGTCTTTTAAAAAAGCATGAGGGAAGTGAAGAGGAAAGTGAAGATGGAAATTATCATTGGTGTGCATTGAATAGCATAAAACCTAAAGGTTTTTACAAAATTGATTGTGTAGAAATTGTGGAGATTATAGACATTTGTATACGTAGATTTGGCTACAACTCAAAAGGAATTAACGCTCGTATTTATTCGTTATTATCATTCTATGGAATTGAAGTGGAGGAATAGTGATGGAAGCAACGATAGATCAAGAAGTAAATTTATTAATATTTTTAGATATTATGTTTGATGATTGCTTAATCTTTCTAGGAATTGATGAAAGATATATCATTATAGACAATTACAATAAAAGCGTTGGTATTGGGAATATATTACATTGTAAACGCATTTATAACGCTATTAATTCAAAAAATACAAATAGAATGACACCTAGAGAAGTGTTAAAGATATTTGAAGAAAAGGGGTGGTTAGATGAATAAATATGAAGAAGCGTTTAATGTAATTGAAACAATTTTACATTTAATGTGCGGTGAAGAAAGAGAAGATAATTATAAACCATCACATGATGAAATGGTTAATTCTATGGAAGATTTTAAATAATTAGTATAAAGAGCAACACCAAAGAAACTTCTCTATAATGGAGAATATGTTTCATTTTGTAACTGTCCTAATTGTAAGAAAGTCGTTCCTATACATAGTAACTACTGTCCTCGTTGCGGACAAGCATTAGATTGGAGGGAGAAGAATAATGTTGACTAAAGAAGAATGTTTAAAGGCTTTATGTCGCATTCAATGCGGAGCAAAACGAAATAAAAAGTGTGAAGATTGCAAATGTTTTGATACTAAAATAAACATTTGGAAATGTGTTGGAAATACAAATGAGAGTTTAATTATTAGGTATTTAGTTGAAGAACACTTTAATCCTCAACCCCTTAAATTTGAAGAACTTCATGAAAATATGTGGGTTTATGATGTAAAAAATAAATGTTGTATTTATATTGAAGAATTTACTGTTGATAATCAAATGATGATTATTAGATATCCAATGAGCAATAGAGATTCGAATTGTGAATGGTGTAATTTTGAAGAGAATAGATTTTATCCAATTCAAATACCAATGTTAGGAGGAAACCAATGATGTTTTATTTTAGAATTGATTGTTCATTAACTACAGGGTTTAAAAATTATGTAGCTTATGTAACATCACATAAAGCGGTAGTTAAGAGAAAGAAAAGGAGTAAAAGGTGATTAAACAAACATATAGTATTTTACAAAGAGAAGTAAATAAAAGTACAGGTCAAATAGCTGTTAGAGTGTGCAAAAAATGTACACAAGATTTTATTAGCGAAAGCTTAAATTATTGCAGGTTAAGAAGTATCTTCAATGAAGAACTAACTTATTATCTTGTAAAGCAAGAAAATGAAAAAGAAGCTATTAAGAAATTAAAAAATAGAGTTGTTAAGAAAGATGATCTATACGTGAAGATTGGATAAGGAGAAAGAAAATGAAATTAAAAATAGGACATAGATATTTTGATATAACTGAAAAAGATAGGGTTATATTTAACTGTAAAGTATATATTGTTATTACACAAAAATATTTTAGTGAATGGAATTATGCTAATCCATCATTAGCTACAAACAAGGCAAAGAAATATATTAAAAGAGGTGTATTAGTTCTATGTGCTGAAAAATACAAAGGTTTACATGACCGTGAATATGATTTATATAGATTTGATATGAATAAATTAGAAGAAATGTTAAAAGAGGAGAAACAAAATGGAATTAAAGAAATTGAAGCATGAATACTTTAAGAGTGCTTTGGCATTGTGTGATTTTGTGAATAAAAAAGGCATTAAAAAAGAGAATATAGTTGAAATAATTAATATAAAAGGTATATACCCTTTCTCTATGTTTTATTATGAATAGGAGAAATAACATGGAACGTATAGAGGAAATAGAAAGTGCTATCAATCTAATTAATACCATATTAAGAAGTAGTAATTTGACATTAACAGTTAAAGAACGCAAAGGAAAACACTTTCCTGTAATTGTTGATGAAATCAATAAAAAAGAATATGTAATTATCAAAAAAGAGGAAAAGAACAATGGAAATTAAAGAACAATTAACACAAATGTTTTTAATGCAAGAAACATTAAATCAAAATATTTTAAAAGAGTTCGGTCAAGATAGCATGACCAAAGAAAAATTACAGTTAGCTATTATTGACGAATTAGGAGAACTAACACATGAATTAAAAGGTAATTGGTGCTGGTGGAAGAAAACACAAAAGCCTGTTGATAGAAAGCGTGTATTAGAAGAATTAGTAGACGTTTATCACTTTGTTATGATATGGGAAATGTTTAAACGTGTCGAATATAAAATTGAATATATTTTAAAGGCATACGCAATTGAAATATTAATGTTTGGTAAAAACGTAGAAAATGAAACGTTAGATTATATCATTTGTAGAATGGAACTAGATAAGCATAAATTAGATTGGTTGTTGAAACTAACCGAACAATTAGGTTTCTCATTTGATGAAGTATATCAAGAATATCTAAATAAGAATAAAATCAATTATGAAAGGCTAAAAAATGGATATTAAAAATGGAAATCTTATTAACTATTCTAGGCTTGTATGGTGCAGGCTCGTTAATGATTATTATTTGGTTAGAAACAAAATATAGAGAATTTATGATGGGAGAGAAAAGCAATGGAAAAAGTGGAGATAATGAAAGAGTTGATTGATCGCTATGAACAACTAAAATCAATGAAAGGTTGTAAAAGCGCTTATGATACAGTTGAGTTATATATTAAGAAGCTAGAGTTAAAACTAAAGGAATTATTATAGGTATTACCTTAATGCTTCAAATAATAAATTTAGTATGTTAGAATGAACAAAAAGGAGTGGTATTGTGACGGAATCACAAAGAAAAGCGTCAAAGAAATATAACGAGAAAAACACAAAGATATACCCTATAAAGGTAAATTTAAAAACCGAAAAGGATATATACGATAAATTAGAAAGTGTTGATAATGTAAATGGTTATATTAAACAGTTAATTAGAAATGATATTGAGAACTCATAGAAATGGGTTCTTTTTTTTATTGGAAAAATAATCAAAAAAACTCTTGTATATATGTAATACATATATTATAATGTAATTGAAGATAAGGAAAGGGATTGATAAATATGAAAATTGAAACATTAAAAGATAGAATTGAAAAAGCAAAAGAAACAATTAATAAGAAAGAAAACACAATCATTAAGAAAACAAAGATGATTGAAAAGAAACAAAAGCAAATTGAAAAAGCAAAAGAAGATAATGAAAAATATTGGCTTGAAGCGGATATTAGATCATTAGAAGATGATATTAAAAGAGGTAAAAAAGAAATTGAAGCTAAAAAGGAAACTTTAACAAAATATGAACTTCAATTAAAAGGTGAACTAGAAAAGGAAAGTTTATATGTAAAAGAAATGCCTAGTCAATTCAAGCAATTACAAGAAGCATTAGTTGAACGTTGGAATGAATGGAACAAAAATAGAAAAGCAACGTTAATAGAAAAATATAAAGAATTAGGTTATAAATCTTTCATTAAAGAGTATTCATATAACGATTATGATTTTATGAAAATTGATGATAAAAAATTAGAAGCTACCAACGAAAAAGAAGCAAAAGCTTTAATCATTGATCTATACAATAGAGTTAAAGAAATTACAGGAGAAGTTGAAAGTTGGGAAGATGTACACGCAACACAAGGAGCGCAAGGAATGGTAGTTTTAAATGGTACAGTTAAAGGCAAAGAGGGAGTAGCACAAGTAGAAAGTATTTTAGCAGGTGGTTATAACATTCAAAGATTACACATAAGAGTATTAGTTAAAGCATTATAAGGCTCATATAAAGAGCCTTTTTTAATGAAAAAAAATAAAAAAATTATTGTAAAATATTGACTTTTATAGGTAATACCTATATAATAAAAGTGTAATAAGAAAGGGATAACAAATAAGAGTTATCAAAAAGGGTAAGAAAAATGAGAAAAACAATTATAGTAAATAACGTAACAATTTCAGAAAAACAAGCAATTAAAGAAGCGAGAGAATATTATAAACAAACAGGGCTAGAAGTTGAAGTAAGTGACATTCTTGGTGACCCAATATTATGGATATCAAATAAAGGAGAATTTTATTATGGAAACAACTAAAGAAATTCAACTTTTAGAAAATGTTGAAAGATATTATTTAGGAGTGTATTAATATGAAAAAATTTAAGTTAAAAAGTCCTAGATACAGTTTCGGCCATAGCAATTAAGAACTCAAAGAGAGTTCTTTTTTTATAAATAGATTGAATTTTATAATAAATGTGATATTATATTAGTGTCCTTTTAGAGATAAAAGGCGCTTGTACTAATGTATGGTTTAGCAAATTTTCTTATTTTTAAATCCTTTCTAATATAAAATTACACGAATGCAATTAAGACACTGTAAAAGGTGTCTTTTTTGTTTTGTAAATAATTAACATTAAAAGTATTCAAAAAGTAAATTTATGATATAATTATCATGATAAAAGCAACAAAGGAGGGTTAAAAAATGTCTTTAATTATAGGAAGCGCAAGACAAGATGAAAGAGGTAAATATAGAGGAGGTAAAGCAGGAGACCAAACAGGAAGAGAAGTCTCTACACAAGCTTATTATAGACACTCTAAAGGATGGTATGTGTTACGTGCTAAAAATGTATCTCATGCTAACGCTTTAGCGAGTGCAATGCAACAAGCTTGTAACAACAATAATATTGGTTATGATCAATATAATCGTGGTGGAGTAATTACTCAAATTAAAAAGTATGGAGCATTAAATAAGATTGCTGTTAAAACTGAATGTGATTGTTCTTCTTTAGTACGTGCTTGTATTATTCAAGCTTGTGGAAAAGATGTGGGCAACTTTACAACATCAAATGAAGCTAGTGTATTAGAAGCTAGTGGGTTGTTTGAAAGTAAAAAAGCGGTTGATAGTTCAACAGTTTTATACAATGGTGATATTTTAGTCACTAAAACAAAAGGGCATACAGTTATTGTTGTAAGCGGTAAAGCAAGAGCAAATACAGTTAATGTACCAACTAATTCATCTAATGATAATTGGGTTAATAGATTAAACGCTGAAATCAAAAGACAAGGCTTTTCTAAATATCCATTAGTTAAAAAAGGTGCTAAAGGAAACATCACAAGATTAATTCAAGAAAGATTAAATAGTGTAGGTTTTCATTTAAATGTTGATGGAGATTTTGGTACAAATACTTATAACGCTGTTAAAGTGTTCCAACGTAATAGAGGTTTAAAAGTTGATGGTAAAGTTGGTCCTAAAACTTGGTCATGGTTAATTAAAGGAACTAAAATGTAATGGCTAAACGTGGAAGAAAAAGTAAAAAAGATGTTATTGAAGAAAATTTAGATCGTATCGAAGAAATGGCTAGGTATGGAGCAAATGAAGCTGATATAGCTAAATCTTTGGGTATTTCAGTTTCCACATGGGAGAAGTATAAAAACGAATTTTCACAATTAAAAGAAGTCTTAAAAAATGCAAGGCAAGATTTAGTTGTAGAGATTAAAAGCGCATTAGTGAAACGTGCTTTAGGCTTCAACTATGAAGAAAAGAAGCAATACATAACCGAAGATGAAGAGGGTTATAAGAAAAAGCATACTGAAATCACAACTAAATATTGTCCTCCTGATGTGGGGGCAATAAATAGTGCCTTACAAAATTTTGATGATAATTGGTATAGAGATAAAAGACAAATTGAATTAAAGCGCCAAGAATTAGAATTAAGAAAACAAATGGCAAATGATAAAGAATGGGAGTGATAGCATATGAAAAATATAATTAACGTAGATTTTCAAAACACAATAAATAGTGGTATGTATTGTGTAGCGAATGATACAAACACATTAGATTTATACCTTACTCCCTCTTTAGTTCAAAAAACAAATTATAGAGTTGAAGTTACTGATACTAATAACATTGTTCATACATCAAAAGCTATAGGATTAAACGCAAATGATCAAATTAAATATCAAGTAAGCAACGCTTATTACAATGGCAATGGTGTAATGAAAATAAGATTATTAAGTAATGAAAGTAATAGTGATTATATAATCTTTAATTGTGTTGAGTTCACAACCGAAGATTTAATTTGTAAATATGCAAACAATCAATATAACTTTTCAGTTAAAAAAGTAAATCCACTCGGATTACCTATTGCAACGAAAGAGAAACTAGGAGCGGTTATTGTTGGTGATGGTTTAGAAGTAGATACAGCAGGTAAGATAACCGCAAATGGTGGTGTTAGCAATACATTAAATATTGGTGAAAACTTTAGCGGATATACTGATGGTGAGGGGTATATTATCTTGTGTATTCCTCATGTTGTCCAATGGTATGAAGCAAATGGTAAACCTAGCAAAGTTGTAGTAAGCGGTGGCGGTAATTTTAATCTTATTTATGATGGTCAAACAAACAAAGGCTCTTATACTGTTGTTCCTGTAAATACAGATACTAGCGAATCAATAGCAACTCAAATATCACAAGGGTATTTGAGAATAAAGCCAAATTGGACAATAGGTGGTTCTTCTAGCTGGAAAAGATATTTAATTAGTGGCTACACAACCAAAAACATTATTTTAACTGTAAATTAAAAGAGGTGATTTAAAGTGGCAAAACATTATGCAATTTGTGAAAATATGTGTTTGATAGAAACATATTCAAAAGATGAAATTGATAAAATGATTATAACAGTTAAAGTACCTTATTATATTCCTCGTAATATCGATGATGAAGTTATAAGTGTATTTTATCCAAATGGTTTTAACAAAGATAATTGTATTGTTGTTGGATTAGCTTATAAATTATCAAATGAAGAAATAATAAAAACAGTGCCATTAGAAATTAACAATAGTACATTAACAAAATATATTCCATTTTGCAATTTGTTATCTAACACTATGGAAGTAGGAATGTTTATAACAAACAGTTTATCACCATTTGTCGAATATTATATGGATATATTTGTAACTTTACAAAAAACTAATATAATTGATGGAATTATACAAGAATAATTTAAGGAGAAATAAAAATATGAAAGTAAAAGCAAATTTTGATTATAATGATGTTTTATTAAAAAGATTAGTAAAGAAAGATGAAGTTATTGAAGTTGATGATGTAAGAGCAAAAGTGCTAACAACTGAATTATACAATGGTGTACCTTTTTGTAATATTGTAGAAGAAAAACAAAAAGAAAAAGAGGAAGATAAAGAACCATTAGAGCCTAAAGAACCTTTAGAAGAAAATAAAGATATTTTACAACCTAAAGAAGATTTAGATGAAGTTGTAGAAGAAAAGCCAAAAAGAAAAAGAACTAGAAAAGCTAAAGTTGAAGAATAAGATCGTAAATATTTAGCAAGGAAAAGAGGTGAGACCAATGTATATTCTAGTTAATGCTTATGAAAATAGATGTGTTGAAGTAACTCAAACTACAATAGGAAAAACATTTGAAAACGAAGCAACCATATTAAAGATTTTATTTCATGGAGATATGGTTGAAAATGATGTATACCTAGAGTTTAAGAAAGAAGATTGTTCTAAATTCATGACTAAACCTCTTCAAATAGTAAATGATGAAGATAATAATTATGTTGAATACAAAATGCCTATTAGCTTGTTAGATCAAGTAGGGGATTTAAGAATGGAAATTGTATTAAGAAAAGATGATTATGTTTGGAAATCATATGCTATTGATTTTCATGTTCTTGATAGTATTAACGCTAGTAATGAAGTAGCACAAGAAAACAACGATTTCTTTTCTTATGTTATGGATAGAGTTAATGTTATTAAAAAAGACGGTGAGGGTACAAAATATCTTGCTGATGATGGAACATATAAAGAGGTACAAGGTGGAGCAAGTGATTATAATGATTTAGCTAACAAACCTATCACAAGAATAGTAAGCGGTGATAGTTCTAATAAATACCCTTTAAGAGATTTAGAAACAGGGTTATATATCTTAACAGGATATTTTACACCTTATAGCGGTATTGATGTTTCTATGGTTGCAATGGATGTATTCACGATAGTAACAAGAAATGATAGCACATCATATATACAAATGATTTTCCCTTTCAACAATCAAATTCAATATATAAAAACTACTGATACATCATATGAAAGTAATTTCTTATCATTGAACGATTTACAAAAGGAAATGAAAGTTGTAGAAAATACATATTCTACAAGCGTAACAATTCAATTAAATGATAGAAATAGTTTTCAATATACAAAAGACCTTAAAAAGCTAACAGTTAATTTACCAGCTGATATTGAAGCTGGTTATAATGCTCAAATAGTCTTTAATAGTGGAAGTACAGCAACTGAATTAGTTTTTAATGGTGATATAGTTTGGATTGGTGATGATGTTTCAAATAGTAAATTTACACCTCAAGCAAACAAATATTATACTGTTGATGTTTGGAAAGATGTTAATAAACTCATAGCTAAAGTGTTAGCTATTTAAGGAGGTAATTATTATGTTTGTTGATGATTTATATAGTACATCTACTGAAATGGGATTAACAGCAAATATGGGTAGACAATTAAGAGAAATGATTGAAGAAGTAACTTCACGAGTTGAAGAATTAGAAGCAAGTCAAATTGACTTGTCAAAATATGTTACAAAATTATGGTAGGAGTAAATAACAATGTCACAAGAATTAAACCAAGTTAAAATTAATAAGATTTCAAAAGCTTTATATGATGAAAATGTAGCAAATGGTACTATTACCCCAACAATGCAAGAACAAGAAGTATGGATTTTCACTGATGATGAAGTATATACAAGCGCTGAAAAAACTAAATTAAATGGTATTGAAGCAGGAGCGCAAGTAAACCCAACTAAATTAAGTGAATTATCTAATGATGTTAATTTCATTACTAATTCAGTAAACAACTTAACAAATTATTATACTAAAACAAATACTTATACAAAAACCGAAGTAAACGATTTGATCAATGGTATTACTTCTATGAATGTAGCGGTAGTACAAACATTACCAACAAGTGGTATTAGTGCAACTACAATTTATTTAGTACCTAAATCAACTAGCCAAACAAATAACGCTTATGATGAATATTTATATGTTAATAACAAATGGGAAAAGATTGGTGATACTACTATTGATTTATCTAATTATGCTTTAAAGAGTGAAATTCCAACAGTTACAAATGATTTAACTGATACATTAAAAGCACATTATGATAGTGCTTATGAACATTCACAATTAGCACACGCACCATCAAATGCACAAGCAAACGTATTAGAAAAAGTTAAAGTAAATGGAGTTCAACAAACAATTTCTAATAAAGAAGTCAATATCACAGTACCAACAGCTAAAACTGTTATTTGGTAATTATGTCTCAAACTTTAAACGGTATTACAGTAAACAAGCTAACTTTAGCACAATACAAAAGTGCTAAAGCTAGTAGTTCACTGAATACTAATGAAGTTTATGTTATTAGTGATATTGATGAACAATTAGAAAATTTATTAGTTTATAAAGAAAGTTTAGATGTAAACAATCCAATTATTTTAAGAAGTTTAGAAAGTGGATTATATAAGATTTATGGCTATTTCAAATATAACTCTAATCAAACAGGAATTAGCGGAGTTGACCCATTCGCATATGTGATTATTGAAAAAGGTAGTTCATTATCATATGCAACTATTATTGATACAACAAAGGCGGTTAGATATTCAATTACTGATACAACATATCAAGATTTAGATGATACAGGTTGGATTGATCTAGCTTATGTAAGTGGTTATAGTGCTGGTACAGCTACACAATTACAATATAGATGTAAAAATAATATGGTAACTATTAGAGGTGGGGCAACAGGAACATTTGCAAGTGGTAGTTATGTAACTGTTAATAAAGACTTATTACCAAGCAAATATAGACCTCAAAAAACAACAAGAGGTGGAGCAATGGGGGCAAGTATGAGACCATGTGGCTTTGAAGTAAATGTTGATGGAACTATCAAGCTAGGAAGTAATTTAACTACTATGCCGTCATGGATTGCCTTTTGTGTAACTTATCCTATCTAGGAGGAATAATGAAGTATATTACTAATTTAAGTGATTTCTATAAAACTAAAGAATGGGAAGCATTTAGAAAGAAAGTTATACATGATCGCTTAAATGAATTTGGGGAAACAATAGACGAGGTAACAGGAAAGCCAATCTATAAAGAGTATGATATTATCTTACACCATAAAATAGAATTGACTTTAGAAAATGTTAATGATGTATCTATTAGTTTAAACCCTGAAAACATCATGATCGTATCATTTAAAACTCACAATGAAATACATAGGCGGTTTGGAAACTATAAAAAGAAAGTCATATTAGTACATGGTTCACCTTGTAGCGGTAAATCTACATGGGTTGAGAATGTAGCAACTAAAGATGACATTATTCTTGATATGGATAAGATATGGCAAATGATTTCTATTAATCCAAAGTACATTAAACCTAATAGACTTAAAGAGCCTGTATTCGCATTAAGAGAGTCTATGATGGATATTATCAAAATGAGAAGCGGAATGTGGTTTAACGCTTATGTAATTGTAACCATGCCTAGAGTGATGGAGCGCAAAAGATTAATTGATCGTTTAGGGGTTGATGAAGTCATACACATTAAAGAAGATACGAGAGTTTGTCTAGAAAGGTTATATGACAATCCTAACGGACGAAATAAAGAAGAGTATGAAAAGTATATAAGAGATTACTTTACATCATATCAAGAAGAATAATGTATGTAGTACGGAACTAATAATAATTTGTTAGTTCCATAGTGCATATATCGAAAATAAAATATAAAGGAGGATACGAGATTATTGACAATAGAGCATTAGTAGGTGTTATTGATGATTTAACGAGTGATAGCACAACGGACGCATTAAGTGCAAACCAAGGTAGAGTATTAAAAGAAATGATAGATAGTACATTACCTTTATTAGTAGGGACAATGGACAATGATATTGTTATTGGTAATTTATCTACAGGAGTTTATAAGATCACAGGAGCATATCGTTATTGTGATAGTAGCCTAACACCTATTGCAACTGATGAACACATATTAGTTATTGTAGTTGATAGGGGTAGTGAAGTACATTATACTTTATTCTCACCAACAGGAGTAATGAGAAGAGTTATTATAAAAAATGGAGAGATAACAGTAAACCATTATTTACATATACAAGAAAGTAATATTATATTTGATGGAAAGGTAATTCCATTGATAGATAACTCATATAGCAACATAACTTTAAAGAGTGGTATAACAGCGCATAACTCAACAAACTTTCCTATTAGATGTAAGAAGCAAGGAAACGTGGTATTTATTGAGGGTGCTGTTAAAGGTGTTACAAAAGAAGCATGTGAGATAGGAACATTACCTGTAGGATATAGACCTATTGGTAAGAAGATTTATTATCTACAATCTAGGTTAGGTGGGAAAATAGATACTTTACAAATAAGCCCTAATGGATTAATAGAGATAATGAACTCAACAGCAACTACGTTTAATGCAAGTGATTATCATTTCATTAGTACATCATTTATTATTTAGGGGGTGATACATATGAGCGAAAGAGCAATAATAGAAGTAATAGATAGTTTAGATAGTACAAGTGGAACTAATGCGTTATCAGCAAATCAAGGTAGAGTGTTAAAAGAAATGATAGACACGATAAACGCAAAAGATATTATCACAATTAAATTAGAGGATAGTTTCAATGAGGAAAGCGGAGGAACATATAAGAACGTTCCAATGATACTATATAACAAAATAGGTGATAAATTATCGTTAAGCAATAATGGAGTATTGATTGGTTCAGGAGTATCTAAAGTATTAGTTAGTAGTAATCTAAAGGTAATAAGCAATACAACAGGAAACAAACATTCAAGGATATTAAAGAATGGAACTACAATGTGTTGGACTGATAGCACATCAATTAAAGTAGGGCATGAAATAACTATCAACAATACACCAGTGTTAATAGATGTAGAGCAAGGAGACTTAATCACATTAGCTTACTTTGTATTAACAACGGATAAGATAAGCGGAGGGCAATATACACCAACGTATCTAACAGTTGAAGTAGTACAATAAAGAGGTAATATATATGAGTAATGTAAAACCAATGAAGAACAAAGAGCATAAGTGCAAATGGAAAGAGGAGTACATCAAAGAGAATAGAAAGAAAAATAAAAAACAAAATAGAATGGTTAATCCATACAAAAGGGATAGTGTAGAGAATAGATGATATACCCTCCCATATGAAAAAAATTTAAAATCATAATGGGGACAGATCGGAAGAGCGGTTCAGCAGGAATGCCGAGACC